CTAAAGGCTTTAAATAATTTATGCTTGATATTGGATATGAAGCCAAAGGACATCTTGACATATGAAGAAAGCGCGGAAGATCGAGAAGCCAAAAAAAAGTTATAGTTTTTTTGAAAAAGTGCTTGACTATCACTTTATAAAGTGCTATACTGAATATATCAAATAAAGAAAGGCACGCCGCAGAGATCGGCGCGGACGGTGGTTATTATGAGAAAAAACAAAGATGGTGAATTGGCAACTAGAAGCCTTAGCGATAAGGCAGCAGAATTTTACAACGGAACGGATCCGCTGGATGTTTTCGAGTACGAAAAGGACGGAGCCAAGTTATACGCTTATACCGGAGCCTTTGGAGAGCGCGACGGCATGACCTTCGAAGAACTCGAAAGAGACTTCGAGGAAATGTATAAAATGTCTTTTGAAGATTTCCAAAAAGACGCACTTGGAGGAAATGGCGTGCAAAATGACAGTAGCACCGTATGGGTAGAAGTCGGAGGATTCCAATACAGTATTGGAATTGAAGAGGTTCTAGATCACAAGGAGGCCGAGCCATTCGAAGCATCTTCATTTTTGGAAGAAAATCTTGATGCGGACGCGTGGGAAGACCTATACCAGAAATATCTGGATGGGGACGGAATAGAATTATAATAATTTTGGGATTCCAAAACAGATAAAAAGGACCGTTTCGGCGGTCTTTTTTATTGCCTAAAATTGGGAAAATTAAATGGGGCAAATTCAGCAACTTAACAAACAGAATTACAATCATTTAACGAGCAGAATTACAAACAGAAAAGCACCGCCAAAGTACCGACTTTTAGTGGTTTCCAGACAAGGGAAAATTGCAATTTAACGAACAGAATTACAATCATTTCACAAGCAGAAATGCAAACAGATTACAAACAGAACGAAAGAAAAAGAGAAAAAGAAAAGAAAGAAGCAAAGAAAAGAATAAAGAGTAAAAGAAAGATATTAAAAGAAGTAAAGAATATATATATTATATAATAACCTTGAAAGGCTCGGTTATTATATAATATTTGTCGGGCAGAACCCGACCGCGGCAGACCGCCCCAAATAAATTTTTTTAAAAAAATAAAATTTTTCATTGACAAATGAGTAAAAAAAGGGTCTATTAAAAGTATAGGACAACACAAGCCGACCAGATCAGACCAAAGCGGACGAGGTCGGATAAGATAGATCAGATCAGACAGACCAGGGCAGAACAAACAGAACTGCGCCGGAATCATTCAGGAGGTGGCTAATATGGCAGAAAATGGAAATACCGAAAAAATCGAATTAGAACAGATTGAGGCGGAGCAGATGCCGGAAGTTTACGACGACCAAATAGCCGCCTGCATAGATGAATATTGCAGAATGAAAAAACCGCCTATCGCAGACATGAGCAAAGAACCACAAGGGATCTGGAATGGTGCTCTAATGTATGCAAACAAGTGTTTGTTTAAGGGCCGCGAATATTTTAAAGATAAAAAAGCTTTTGAGTTTGCAGACGGCCGCACTGGAACATGCAACCGCTATGACTATGATTTACTTGACAGGGTTCTGGCGGCTTATGCTTATTTGTGTATGACCAATGATAAAGAAATATCAATAATGGGATTTTCTTTTTTAACCGGGATAGACTGGAGACTTCTATCCGGGTGGGGTACAACGATGCGGGGAAAATCAAGTGACGGCGGTTTTCGTCTTTCGCAAAAATTAAGAGATTTGCGCGAGGAATCTTTAAGCGCCAAACTTCCAACGGCTGGCAACAAGGCCATGGGAATTTTGGCAATGCTAAATCACCACTTTCAATGGAATCTGCCAGGCGTATCGCGAGAACATACACAACGCGCCGCATTGGGTGCGTCAGATCTTCCAAAGTTGGGAGAATCTGCACCAGTTCAATCGCTGGAATTGACAGAAAAACAAGATATTGTGGCAGAGGAATAGCAAGCTACTATATATTGATTTGCTCTATTTGACAAACTATGGTTTGTCCAAGAGAGCTGAAGAAAGCAAACAAAACCCGAACAAATGAGCGGACGCGGCAGGGATTTGAGCGGATCCGCACTGGATGGACTGGAAGAGGTGGGAGGGGGTCTATACACAAACGTATGTTCGCCCTATTAAGTCCCCCAAATATCCCCAAAAACAAAAAACGGAGGTTGAGCCGGATGAGAATAGTTTCACAAAGCCAAGATATATCTATCCCGTTAGACAGAGCCGTGTTGAGACGAGATGGAATGACAATAAATGCCGAGTTGGAAAACGGTAAAAATTATTTGTTAGGCGCGTATGAATCAGAAGAAGCCGCGCAGGAAGAATTTAATCGAGTGAGCGCACTTATAGGTGCTGGACACTTGAACATAATACTAGGTAGTTAGAATTTTTTGATATAACTTGTCCTTTTTCTTTACACCGTGCAGGTCGGTCAAATGTCTGTACGGTTTACGGGGCTTAGCCGAGTTCCAAACTGTGGAAATCAAGTTTTGCTTTCCAGAGCAGAGCCGTTATAGCCGGTGGTTTTTAGAGTTTCTCATTACATGGGGAAACACTCCTTTCTATGATGTGTGTGCGTGCCTTTTGTCATTTTCATCACGCACACAAAACGGATTGCCGCATACTTGGCTGGATGCATTTGGGAAGAGATGTGTCTTGATCTCGTGGGGTAAAAGGTTCGAATCCTTACAATCCGATTATCGCCTAAGCCGAGTAAACGACACGGCGATATACTTTGGTAGTGGTGACAAGGTGTCAGTCTACTAAAAAAATCAAATAAGGACAAGCCAAGGAATTATTCAGATTAAACAATCTTTTCATCGTTCATGACTTGGCTTGTGTTGGATGATGCAAGGGGCAGGCAGCGTATTTTTATTCTTTACCGAGATGCCAAGGCGCCTGGTATATTAGGCGAGAATGAATTTATGTGACCGTTGCGCGCAAAAGGTCAGTCGTGCGGTTCAAGTCCGCACTCATCCAAAAACATTGCCGTTGGCCGGCAGTATAAATGACATTGCTTTTAGCAAGCATTTTGAGATTTTGAGCGTCAGAAAAGACGATAAAATCAAACGGTGCCAAATGGCACCTATGACCGTATCTAAACGACACACTACTTTAGTTGGGCTTTATCTACTGTAGTGAAAAGCCCTGGATGCGGTCATTATGCAAGTGTATATGCCATGAGGGGCAATTTTGAATTATGGGTTCGAATCCCATCACTTGCGTTTTTGCCTTATACTATCAGGGCAACAGAACCCCATTCATTATATTTGCATGGTCGTTGCTGGAATCCGGCAAGGTAAGAAATCGGCAGATTCGCCATGCAGATTCCGCAAATTAAAGGAGTGAAGAAAAATGGCAAAAGGCGTACATAAGATTGACAAGGAAAAATTTTATTATGCGTACAATCAATGGGCGCAATGCAAAATGAGCCTAACAAAAGCGGCAAAGTACGTTGGAGTTAGCCCGCCAACAATCAGTAAATATTTCTGGAAACTTATAAATGGCGAAGAGTTTCCGGATAATTTGTTTTGAGGTGTTAGAATGAATGAAGTTGATATTTTAGGAACTACATACACGATAAGGGAAGAAACATTAAAAGATGAAGAGATTGACGGCTTTTGTGATTATTTTAATCGTGTAATATGCATAAGGGGAGACAATTACAATAATGTCGGAAATTTTAAGAGACTTCAAAATCAGTCTCTTAGACATGAAATTGTACATGCTTTTTTAGCGGAAAGTGGTTTGCAAGCAAATTTTGAACATGCACAAAGTTTTGGACATGAAGAAACAATGATTGACTGGATAGCGATTCAATTTCCAAAAATTGCAAAAGTTTATGAAAAATTGGGTATTTTGGATATTTGATTATGTGCAGGAAAGATTTTGAGAGGTTTATGAGAAATGCAGAAAATAAAGTTTAAAGTTTGCTTATTTGCTGAATGGATTAAGACATTGTTTGAGTTTGTAAAGAATTTGAAATCATTTTATAAATTTTTTGCAGATTACAAATATAATGGAGAAGATTGTAGTTTTATTATTGAAAATTATCAATCTGTATTATGCAATCGGACAAAGACAATGAGCAAACCGACATATTATGCAAATGCTGTTATTGCTGAAATGGATAGGTGGTATGAAAATGACAGTTAGAAAAGCACAATCGCACGAAATAGGCGGTAGAAATGGTGAGCCTATAGATTCTCTACTTTAGAAGATGAACCTGTTATTGTGGCAGATAATGAAGCTGACAGCCAAACGCTGAAAGATTGCTAGAAAAAGCAATAATTGACGGGGTTGTAGAAGAATAATTTAATTACTGATTATCAATAGAAAAGGGGAACATATTATGGCTGATTTGAAAATATTTACAGAAAATATAGAACATGAAGCACTAAATCAAATATATACGCTTGTAAAACAGCCAGCATTTTCGGATTGTAAGATAAGAATTATGCCAGATGTTCATGCAGGAGCAGGGTGTGTTATCGGGTTTACTGCTGATTTAGGAGAAAAAGTAATACCGAACATTGTTGGAGTTGACATAGGCTGTGGGATGCTTACTACAAACTTGGGGAATATTGATATTGATTTTGAGAGATTAGATAACGTCATTAGAAAATATGTTCCAAGTGGTAGAAAAGTTCATGAAGAAGAAAACTTATCTGTTGCAAGTGATATTATTGAAAAATTGTATTGCAAGGAACAGTTGAAAAATATAAATTGGCTGAAAAGAAGTTGCGGCACATTGGGAGGCGGCAATCATTTTATCGAAGTTGATGGTGATAGCAAGAATAATAAATATCTTGTTATTCATTCGGGAAGTAGAAATATCGGAAAGCAAGTTGCAGAAATATATCAGCAAATGGCGATTGATGATATATCGGGAAAATCGAATTTTAAACAAGATAGTGAGAAATTGATTGCTGAATACAAAAAATGTAAAAGAGAAAGAGAAATCAGCAAGGCTATCAAAGAATTAAAGCAGTCCTACAAAACAAATACAACTAAAATTCCTAGAGAGTTATCATATCTTGTTGGAGAACATAGAGAAATGTATTTGCACGATATGAAATTATGTCAAAAGTTTGCGGAAATTAATAGAAGAACCATTCAGAGCATTATTTGTTACTATATGGGATGGAAAGTTACAAAAGAAACGGAACAATTTCAAACAATTCACAACTACATTGAACACAATACAAATATTGTTCGTAAAGGTGCTATTTCTGCAAAAGCGGGGGAAAAGGTACTAATACCAATAAACATGCGTGATGGTTGCATTTTGGGAATTGGAAAAGGAAATGAAGATTGGAATTATTCAGCACCACATGGAGCAGGGCGAACAATGAGCAGGTCAAAAGCAAAAGAAAGTGTTTCACTGGAAGAGTATCAAAAAACAATGAATGGAATATTTACAACATCCGTAAATACATCTACAATTGATGAAAGCCCTATGGCATATAAAACAATGGATGAAATAATTGGAAATATAAAAGATACTGTTGAAATAGTTGAAATTATAAAACCGATTTATAATTTCAAGGCAAACGAATAAAAATATTACCGGCTAACAAATGGAGTTAGTTGCTAACCTAAAAAAATTATAGGCGGAAGTAAACACACTTCCGCTTTCTGTGGAGGTGTATCTTTATGTCAGCCGAATTGCGGCAAAGAATCCAAGAATATGAAAATTACATAAAGCAAAATGGCATTGACGAAGATGCTATTGAAGCATACGTGCAGGCTTGTCAAGTAGCCATAGAGCGAGAAAAAGATATCAAGTATGGATTAATACTCACTAGTCGAGCAAAAGAGATTATAGAGCAATTTATCAATGATTCAACCGGGGGAAATTCATGGGACCTGGAAAAATATTGCTTTGAAAACGATGTTTCCTACGAAATCCTAGATAAATTGTATGAGATTTTGCTTTTGGAAGCCAGAAACAAGGTTGTTGATAGTTTTTTCAGGTACATTGAGAAGAAAAGATTGCCGAAAGAGCGGTTTTATATGCCGCGGAGAAAGCAATTTATAAAAATTGGTCTTATAGATGCTTTGCAAGGGATGATAGATGACAAATACGACATTTTGTGCATATCTCTTCCACCGGGGACTGGAAAAGCGCAGCCAATGTATTCAAAAGTGCTTACACCGGACGGATTTGTGAAAATGGGAGATATAAAAGTTGGTTCAAAAGTTGTCGCTGGAAATGGGAACGTTGCCAATGTCGTTGGAGTTTATCCGCAAGGAAAACGAGATATATATGAAATGACACTTGATGATGGTTCAAAATGCCGTTGCTCTGACGAACATTTATGGACCGTCCAAAACAGAGAAGATCGTGTCTATGAATCTAAAACAGGAGTTCATAGACAAAGAACAATTACATTGTCTGATTTGATGAAAAAATTGACCGTAGAAAGCGGAAAACGGTCTAATTATTCAATCGACTATGTAAAACCGATTGATTTTCCACAAAAAGAGTTGTTATTGCACCCATATGTAATGGGAGCATTACTTGGTGATGGTGGCTTGTCTGGTGGTTCGGTTCGATTTTCTACATCAGATATGGAGATTGTTGACAGGATGAACCGTTATCTTCCAAACGGATATAGACTCAAGCATGTGTCGAACTATGATTACGCAGTTGTTGGATATGAGGGGAACAATACAAAAAATGGAAGCCTTGTTTCTATTGCATTGAAAAAATACGGATTGTTTGGCAAAAAAAGCGAAGATAAGTTTATACCAAATGATTATCAGCATGCTTCAAATGAACAAAGATTATGGTTATTGCGAGGTTTGCTAGATACAGATGGAAGTTGCGAAAAAACAAGTATTGAGTATACTACGTGTTCTGAAGAACTGGCGCAAAATGTCAAAGACTTGGTGCATTCGCTAGGAGGATATGTGCATGAAACAGTTCGGAATTCTGGATATAAAAAAGACGGAAAATTCATTGAATGCAAACCGTCTCATAGGCTAACGATACAGTTTTTCAAAGAAAACGAATCTGTATTTGCACTATCAAGACATAAAGAAAAATACAATCCACAAAGAAAAAATGTAAAGCGATTTATAAAGTCAGTTGAGTATATTGGTAGAGAAGAATGTCAGTGCATTATGATTGATGATCCGTGCCACTTGTATATTACGGATGATTATATCATTACGCACAACACGACAATTGAAAAGTTTTTCCATTCTGCCGTTATAGGCTGGTATTCGAACGGGTATAACCTTTTTTATTCACATAGTGGCGACATTACCAGAATGTACTATGATGGCGTATATGACATCGTAACGAACGCAGACGAGTACACATGGAACGAGATATTTCCAAGGCTTAAAGTAACAAGCACAAATGCAAAGTTGGAAACGTTTAACGTCGGAAAGTATAAGCCGTTCCAGTCTGTTCAATGTACGTCCGTTGGAAGTAAGAATGCCGGAAAAGTGCGTGCGAATAAATTTTTGCTTGTAGATGACATGATCGGTGGAATTGAAGAAGCATTAAATCCACTTTACCTTGATAAATTGTGGGGAAAATATGCTGTAGATGCAAGACAGAGAAAGATTCCGGACGAGGATGGAAACCCATGTAAAGAGATACATATTGCTACGAGGTGGAGTGTCCGCGATGTCATTGGACGCATTATACAGGCCTATGAGGGCAACAAAAGAGTAAAAGTAATATCAGTACCAGACATTGATCCAGTAACTGGAGAAAGCAATTTTGACTTTGAGTTTGGGGGATATACTGTAAAAGATTTTGAAGATATACAGTTACTTATGGACGAAATCTCTTATCGTTGTCTGTACAAGCAGGATCCAATAGAGCGAGAAGGCTTACTGTTTCCAGAAGATAAGATTCGAAGATATCTCAATTTGCCACACGGAGAACCGGAGATTATTACCAGTCAATGCGACACAAAGGGGAAAGGAACAGACTATTTTGTACTTCCAGTATTGCAGAAATATGGAGAAGATTACTATTGCGTCGATTGTGTGTGTGATAATACGGCGGATTATGAGATGCAGTATGAAAATTCCGCTAATGTGCTGGTGAATAATCAAGTGCAGGAATGCGAGTTTGAGAGAAATGCTGGTGGAGACCGCGTTGGTATGGAAGTAAATAAACGTGTCGAAAGCAAAGGATGGATATGCAATATTACAGACACACCGACAGAGACAAACAAAGAAGCAAGAATTTTCCAGTGTTCTAACTGGATTTTACAACACGTAATATTCAAGGATCCATCATTGTATAAGCCTAACGAACCATATGGAGTAATGATGTCGTTGCTAAAACAGTATTCTGTTTCTGGGAGAAAGCAGTTAGATGATGTTCCAGATGTGTTTTCTAACTTTGCGTTAAGAATAACACAAGGTAATAAAGTTGCAAAAGTAGAAGCAACAGTAAATCCATTTAGGGGGTGTTATTGATGACAACAAAAGAATATTTAAACCAAATAAGCAGATTGAACCGAATGATAAACAACAAATTGGCAGAAATATCTCAATTAAGAGAATTGTCTTGTAGTATTTCTGCAGTGTCAACCGAAGAACGTGTAAAAAATACGCCAAACTTTGATCGTATTGGAAACACATATGCAAAAATTGATGAAATGGAAAAAAATCTTGATAAGATAATTGATGATTTTACTGAAAAAAAACAAAAAATCATTAGTCAGATTGATAGTATGGAAAACGAAAACGTTTATAATGTGCTTTTTTCCCATTACATCGAAAAGAAATCGTTTGAAAAGATTTCCGTAGAAATGGATTATTCCTACAGACAAACGATTCGGCTTCACGGAAAAGCATTGCGCCAATTTGAAGAAAAATTCGGTGATGAATATTTGTAAAAAAATAAAAGATGTCATGGAATGTCACATATAAGTTGTGATATTATTATACTAGGAAATAAATAAAATTTTTGGCATCGCAAAACGCGGTGCCTTTTTTATTGCAAGGGGAAAGGCATATGGTTACAGTATATTGTCCGCAGTGCGGAAGAAAAGTAGGAAGCCATAACGGAATCACAAAAATGAATCTGGCTTTTAATTGTAAAAAGTGCAAGAAGAGAATTTTGTATGACCCGGTAACGGCAAAAGTGACAGTAACGAAAATGCTTGAACGAACGACTTCAAGCGGAATGAGATTTGTTTAGGTGGTGTAAAAATGAACCGTGTACAACTTCAAGAGATTGTCAAAGGACAGTATGGACGAAAAATTGCATATACAAGCGCGGAATCCATAACTCGTGACAATGTAGTTGAAGTTATTGGAAAATGTATTGGTGTGTTTTACTGGAATAAATCAGTAATCAAATATTTGTGGGATTACTACAAGGGGGATCAGCCAATACTTTATCGCCAAAAAATAACGAACGAAGATATAACCAACAAAGTTGTAGAAAATCATGCGTATGAGATTGTACAGTTTAAGGTTGGACAGACATATGGAGAACCGGTTCAGTTTATCAGTAGGAAAGATGATGAAAAGGTAAATAAAGCAGTTGATACATTAAATGACTTTATGTCAGATGCTAACAAGCAGGAAAAAGACATTAAGGCTGGAGAATGGCAATCGGCTACTGGAACATCTTTTAAAGCGATACAGCCTAAAAATGGAGACATTCCTTTTCGGATAGTGGCACCAACACCGATCAATACGTTTGTTATATACAACGAAAGCACAGAAGAACCAATTCTTGCGGTGCAGGAACTAAAAGACGAAAAAGGAAAATTCTATAAAATGGCATTTAGTAACACAATGTCATTTAGAATAGTTGATAGCAAGGTTATTGAATCAAAACTTCACACTTATGGAGAAATTCCCATTGTTGAGTTTCCGAATAACCATGAAAGAATATCAGATATCGAACTTGTTTCTGGTATTCTGGATTCAATAAACAATATGCAATCAAACAGAATGGATGGCATCGAACAGTTTGTTCAATACTGGGTTAAGTTTATAAATTGTGAAGTTGATGAAGAAACATTTAGAAAAATGAAAGAAAGCCATGCGTTAGTAGTAAAGTCCATAAATAAAGACAATAAATCTGATGTTGACATAATGACACAAGAATTGAATCAAAGTCAATGTCAGGTGGCAAAAGAAGATTTATGGGATAATGCTCTTTCAATTCTGGCAATTCCAAATAAACAGGGAAATACCGGAGGCGATACGCAGGGAGCCGTAGAATTAAGAAACGGTTGGGATTTCTCAAAGACAAGAGCAAAACTAAAAGATCCAATTGTTAAAACGTCGGAAAAAAGGCTTGCGGTAGTTGCACTTAATGTAATAAGACTTTCTGGTGAAGACCTAGGAATTTCTGTTAGAGACTTTGACGTGCAGATAAATCATAGTCCGCAAGATAATATGTACACAAAGGCACAGACATTGACCGTTCTTTTGCAAGCCGGAATACATCCAATTATTGCAATCAAAACGGTTGGATTGTGGGGCGATGCAGAAAAGACGTTTCTTTTATCGAAGCCTTATATTGACAATATTTACAAAACAATTGACGATGCAGAAGAGCAGGAAGTTAAGGCTCAAAACATAGTGGATCAAATAAATAATAAGCAAAATGAAACAGTTACCGAGTAAAAGGTGGCTGTTTTTATTTTATAAAATATGCACCTGTGCGTTAAACAGGAGAAATCACATGTTGAGCGAACAACGTAAAAAAGCGTAGTGAACGGAGGTAATCTTATGACAAGAGAACAGGCAAAGCAAAATCTTATTTCAATTGGAGTTGAAGAGCCTACAGAAGATCAGATCAGTAATTATCTGAATCAATTGAATGGCGAGACCCAAAAAGAAAAAGATAAGGCAAAGCAGTACAAAGAAAAAGCTGAAAAGGCTGACGAGTTGCAGGAAAAGATTGACGAATTAGAAGCTGGAAATCTTACGGAACTTGAAAAAGCAAACAAAGCTTTAGAAACTGCTAATAAGCAAATAGCAGAAATGCAGAAATCTAATGCAATTAGAGATCAGAGAGAAGCGGCAATGACAAATTTTAAAATTACTGCGGATCAAGCGAAAACCATTGTTAAAGATGATGGAAGTATTGACTATGCAGAACTTGGAAAGATTATGTCCGAAAAAGAAACGGCTGCGGCACAGGCAAAGGAACAAGAGATTGCTAAAAATCAGGATATCCCAGGCGGCGGCAGCACAGGAAAAGACAAAGATAAAACAGATGCTGAAAAAACAGCAGAAATAATCGGAAAAACACTATCCGGTTCAAATGATGCTGCTAAATCAGTTGTTGATAGTTATTTGTAAGGAGGTAAAACATGAGATTTAAAGAATCTAGCGTTACTACGCAAAAGGAAATTCTTAAAAGAAAACTTGGTGGAGAATTGTTTGAAGAAATAAAATTGGACGATAGCGCGTTTACTAACGGTGTTTGTAAGGCGGGAAATCCAATTGATGCTGCTGGAAAGAAAGTAAATGCAGAAACATCTGATGGTGCAGCAGTTGGAATTTTGCTTACAGATGTATATGATTCCAATCCAAACGGAACTATTGTAAAAGCATTTGCATGTGTAAACGAAGCAAATGCAAATGCAAACTCTGGAATTATTATTGCAGAAGGTGTAAAAACGGCATTGTCTTTAATTGTATTTGAGTAAAAATTGACCGTAATATTTATCGGTAGAAAGAGAGGATAAAATGAATATTAGAGATGCTTATAGTGCAAAATCAATTGCGCTTGTAAATACAGAAGTAGCAAGTAATGCAATTTCTTATCTTGGTGCTGGTCTTTTTCCGGCAAAAAAGAAAATGGGGCTTGATCTGAAATGGATTAAAACTTCAAAAGGTCTTCCGGTTTCTCTTGCACCATCAAATTTTGATGCGGTATCTACGCTTAGAAGCCGTGAAGGATTTAAACTGACAGAAACGGAAATGGCTTTTTTCCGTGAATCAATGCTGATCAAAGAGGCAGACGAGCAGGAAATCATGCGCGTGAAAGACAGCACTGATCCGTATGCGACAGAAGTGCTGAGCAGAATTTTTGATGATGCCAATACTCTGATTGATGGAGCAAATGTTGTTCCAGAACGTATGATTATGCAGTTGCTGGCACCATCTGACGGACACCCTAAAATTTCTATTCAGGCAAATGGCGTTACATATGCTTACAACTATGATCCAAATGGAGATTATGAAACAAACAATTATGCTGATTTGACGGATTCGTCTACAGATGTATGGAGCGATACAGCCAATTCAGATCCTATGGATGATGTGGCTGTTGCACTTGATGCGGTTGAAGCAAAGACGGGAGAAAGACCGTCTATCATGATTGTTTCTCGTAAAACAATGGATTACTTGAAGCAGAATAAAAAAATTAAATCTGCTATTCTTTCGCAGAATTCAACAGCAAATGTGTTTATGAATGACAATAGAGTTAAAGAAGTTTTCTCAAACGAACTTGGAATCAGCATTATTGTTTATTCTAAACAGTATAAAAATGAATCTGGTGTTGCTTCAAAATTTTATCCGGATGGATTTGCGACACTTATTCCTGCCGGTAGTCTTGGTAATACTTGGTATGGCACCACGCCAGAAGAAAGAACACTTATGGGAAGCGGAGAAGCTGATGTTTCGATTGTTAATACTGGTGTTGCTGTATCTGTAACTACTACAAGTGATCCGGTACAGACAAAAACAACGGTTTCGGAAATTGTTCTTCCTTCTTATGAAAGAATGGATAGCACATATGTTATTAAGTGCTATACAGCGTAAGAGGTGTCAATATGAAATATAACCATAAAGTTAAATATAACGGCAAGTGGTATATGCCTAACGAAGAGGTTCCGATTGAAAAAGGAACCTCTTCATTAAATTATACAAAAACTGAAATTAGCAGAATGTCTACATCGGATTTGAAGTTACTTGCAAAAGATCAAGAAATTGAAAATGCAGATGAGATCAGCGGTTCAGAATTGAAAAAAATTCTTATTGAAAAATTTGATTTGTAGAGGTGACTTCTATGGAAGAATATAGTATTTTAGAACAAGTCAAAATCAGATTAGAACAATTTCATATTGAGAATGAGGATGGCGAGGACAAAGTAGTATTCGACCACAAAGAAGAAAATCCGCTTTTAAATCAGTTGATTAAGCAGGCAGAGAATGAATTGATTGGCAAAAGGGTGTACCCAAAAGAATATACGGAAGAACAGATTCGTGACGATTTAAAGAGATTTAATGATGTCATAGTAAATCTCGTTGTATACGATCATTCACAGGCAGGAGAAAGTTTCATGGATTCTTATACAGAGAATGGAGTAAGCAGGAACTGGAAAGACCGAAACGACTTGTTTGTTGGGGTATATCCTTTTGTCAACTTTTTATAGAAGAATGTGCGTTACCATTTGGTAGCAGGCGGCATACAGAAAGTGGTGGAGGGCAGTATGCCAAAACAAGGAGATATGGAATGAAAGAATTTTTGTTACAAACTTACACAGTTGTGTTGCCTATTTTGTTAGGGTATATTGTTTGGCTCCTAAAGCAGCAGAAAAAAGACAGGGATGCAAATAGCAAAGGTACAATGCTTCTTTTGCGTGTGCAACTCATAGAATACCACGATAAGTACATGAAATTGGGAGAAATTCCAAGTTATGCGTATGAAAATTTCGTAGAAATGTACAACGCATATCATGCACTTGGAGGAAATGGAATGGCAACAAAAATGTACGAAGAGATAAAGGAAATAAGACTAAAAAATGGAGGTAAAGAATAATGGATTTTACACAAGTTGGAACTTGCATAGCAATCATAGTTATTTGCTATCTGATTGGAATTGGTGCGAAACTTATTCCTGGCATCAAAGATAATTACATTCCGGTTATTGTCGGTGTTTTCGGTGGAATCCTTGGAGTGGTAGGATTGTATGTCATCCCAGACTTTCCGGCAAACGATATTTTGAATGCAATTTCGGTAGGAATTGTTTCTGGATTGGCTAGTACCGGAGTAAACCAGATTTATAAAAAGGCAAAGCCAAATGCTTAAAATCAATAAGCAGGAAATGACATACTCTTGCCTTGAATCAAACGTAAAAATCTACCAAAAAGATAAAGAGGGAAACATCATTTACTATGATGTGGACGGCGAAAAAATTCCGATGATTGAAAAGGAAATTGATGGTTTTGCAAAACCAAAAACCTTTTATGCAAGCATCAATAATAAACTGTCCGAAGTCCTTATGAAAGAGTTTGGTGTAGATGATTCCACTAATTATGCACAGATTGTAACGGATAAAGGGTATCTTCCAATCAAGGCAGGCGATTTGATTTGGAAACGTTCGGAAGTAAAATATGATTCAGATGGTTTCCCAGATCCAAAATCTGCTGATTATACCGTAAAAGGTGTAGCAGATGAGGGATTGACAGTTGATTTATTCCTTTTGCAAAGAAATGTAAAGTAGGTGGTTTTGTGGCAAAAAAGAAAATCAAAATGAACTTGTTTTCACAAAGTTCAATACAGGACACAATAAACCACTTACAAAATTACAAAAACGAGTTGCAGACAAAATGTGATGCTTTTGTGGCGCGTTGTGCGTCCGTAGGAGAGGAAGTAGCATTACAAGCGATAAATGAATCCCCTATAGGAAATTCAATCACATTTAAGGCAAATACAACGTCAGAGAACATGGGTTGTAAGGCTATTCTGTTTGCGACTGGAGAAGTAAAAAAAGTAGAGGGAAGAGAACCGTTTCATACGGTGCTTGCGGTTGAGTTTGGTGCCGGTATTCATTACAACAAGATTCCGAATCCAAAAGCAAATGATTTCGGTTTTGGTGTTGGAACATATCCCGGACAGATACACGCATTTGAAGATGGATGGTATTATCTTGGAGAAGATAATAAATGGCATTATACACATGGTGTCAAGGCAACGATGCCAATGTATAAAGCAAGTGCGGAGATCATAGCAAAATATAAAAAAATAGCAAAAGAGGTGTTCAGATAAATGGCAGAAGTTGATAACACATGGGCTTACCTTATAGGCAAGAAAGTATATTCAACGGTATCTTACAAGGCAGAAAAGATACTTAAAGACGATTATCCGAACATCAAGATCACAGACAATGGAAAGGCAAGCAGCAAGCCCAAATTTCCTACAGTCTACATACATGAATTGCCCGGACAGGAGATCGGGCAGACACTTGACGGACAAGACATAAATGGTGTTTTGGAAACGATTCAAGTTGATGTAACGACAAATACGGATCCATCTGACGCGAGAGAAGTCATGTCCGTAGTCGCTGACATATTTAAGAAGATGCGGTTTAAAGTAAATCAAATGCCAGAGTTAGATTTTGGCGAAGAAGTTTATAGAAGCACCGCAAGATTTCAACGAGTAGTTGGAGCAAACGACACATTATAAAGAAAAATGAGCCGAAAGGCTTTTTTTTATTAAATTAAGGAGGTAATAACAATGGCAGTAGCAGGATTAAGTACGCTCGGCATTACTTTTGGTTATGGTGTTGAAACGACCGCCGGAACAAAGCCGACATCGTTTAAAGAATTATCCAGAATTAACGCAATTGGCGGTATCAATGTTGAAGCAGAACAGATTGACGCATCCGCATTAAAAGACGCAATCACTCGTTATATTCAGGGTAGAGCAGATACAGGAGGCTCCTTCCCAGTAACAGTAAACCTTACAGACGACACACAGACTGAATGGGAAGAGGTATTTACAGCCGCAAATGGATTGACTGGTGGAAAAAGAATGTGGTTTGAGACCATTATTCCGGGTCTTACAAAAGCGTTTTTTGTAGTTGCACAGTTGCCACCGGCATTTCCACAGCCAGAAGCCGGACAGAACGATCTTTTGACCTTAGAGTTTAATCTTGTAATTGAAGAGTACAAAGGACTTGACGCAAAGGTTGAATTTTCGGGGGAATAAATAGCCAGTCCGAAAATAACGAGAGCAAGGCTGTCGTGACTGGCTTGTACGATGAAGATACAGCCGAGCCAGAACTTGAAGAAACATTGATTTAGCAAAGAAAGGGCGGTCTTAGGACTGCCCCTTTCCCATTAAAAAGATGGGAAGAAAGGGAAAGGTTGAAAACGATATGAAGAAGATTAAAATTGCAGGAAAAGAATACATATTAGAATTTACATTTGAAGCAGCAGAGATTGAGGAATGCGTAAAACGTATGTTCATGTTGGCATCTGGTGGACATATCTTGGCACGTGCTGAAACAGCAAAAACAGAATTGGAGTTGTATATGGAAAGTACATCCGACATGGTAGGAGACGTTCCAAAGACTTGTGTGGTTGCTTTTCATGCGGGATTGCAGGAGCATCACTCAACGGATGCAAAAGAATCAAAAGAACTTATGAAAGCCTACATGAAAGAAAATAAATTGAACTATGCCGCATTGTTTGAGGAAATCAAAGAATGTATGGAGGAAGACGATTTTTTCGGTTTGAGCGGAATAACGAAGATGCTGGAAGACATGGAAACGAACATCGAAGCGGAAGAACAGAAGCAGAACAAGAAAGAAGTAAAAACTCCGCAGGATCACAAAAAGAAACAGACTTCCACAAAATAATATGGGAAGAATATTTCCCACAAGCATTTGCCATTGGAATCCATATAGATGAATTTCTGCATTTGACACCGAAGAAATTAAAATATTGTCTTGAAGGTCATCGCTTAAAGAAAAAAATAGACGATGAGAGTATGTGGAATTGGTTTGGAAATTATGCAATATCTGCATTTATTGTTGCGATAGATATTGCTTTTAATGGCAAGAAATCAAAAGCAGAGTACATAGATTTACCGCTTTTGGCTACGGAAGAAGAAAGAGAAGCGAAGAGAGAACAAGATCTCCAGAAACAACGAGACGAATTTTTACAGATGCTTCTTGGAATGCAGAAAAATTTTGAAAACGAGCAAAAGTTAAAAAAGATGAAGCAGGAAAAGGGCGACAAGGATTAAAAGTCCGGTCGCCCTCTTTTTTATTATATAAGGAAAGTTGGTGGTGTACGGATGGCTGTAGTAGATAGTTTGGAAGTTGAAATTCAAGCAAAAGCCAAACAAGCCAATAAAGAGATTGACGTTCTATGCTCAAAACTAGGTAATTTATCTAAACAGTTAGCAAGTGTCGATTCAAAAGGATTGACAAAATTTTCGAGCGGATTAAATATGCTTTCTGCTGGAATGAAAGGCATGAGAGACACGAAGATGCCAGATTTCACTAAAACTGTAAAAGGTTTGCAGAAATTTGAAACTCTTGACGGTCAGAAATTGGCGGCGGTGTCGAATGCTTTAAATCCAATGGCGAACGGACTTAAAACCCTTGGAAGTGTCAATTTTAATAACAAAAATGTAAATAGCATGGTAAGTGCGGTGGCAAGGCTTACATCATCAATTCAAGGCGGTGTAAACACGCAAGGAATTATAAGTCTTGGAAATGGAATCGCCCAAATGATAACTACATTGTCTTCCGCTGGAGAAGTTGCACCAAAAACGGCTAGTTTTGTAAATGCAATCAGCAGATTGGCAAATGCCGGTTCAAAAACAAGTGCATCGGCAAGTGGACTTCCGCTTCTTAGCAAAGAACTGAGCAGTTTTATGGTGTCGATGTCAAGGGCACCGGTTGTAAGTAAAGAAACATCTGAATTGACAAATGCTATTGCTAGATTGGCTAGTGCTGGAACAAGAACGAAACAGACGGCTGATAATCTGGATTACCTTGCTAAAAAGGTAAAAGATTTTATGGTTTCGATGCAGAATGCACCGCAAGTATCGCAAGGTACAACGCAGTTGCTTACGGCAATTGGAAATATTGCCAGCGCCGGAAGTAGAGCCGGGAGTGCATTGAATAGCATATCTTTTAGCGGTGGGAATACCACTAATGTTTTGTCGAGGCTCGGTAATGGCTTCAAAAATGTAGTCACGAGAATGCTAGGATTCAACAAGGAATCCAAAAACATAGCATCAAGCATTGGAATGTTTTATGCTAAATTTTTCATGGTAATTCGAGGTGTTAAGGCACTTGGCGGTGCAATCGGCTCAATGCAGGACTACATCGAGGAATTTAACTATTTTTCGGTTGCATTGGATAAAGTTGGAAAAGATAGTGCGAGCCAGTTTAAAAAAGCCGGTTATGATTCCGCAGAAGCATATGCAGATAGTTTCCGTACAAGGTTTGCTAAATTACAAACTCAAATGACTGGGTTCAACGTTGATTACGACACCGGAGAAGCGACAAGCAATATGCAACATAATCTTGGTTTAGATTTGACCGAGGTAATGAATTACAATGCGGCAATTTCGCAGATTACAAACTCCGCAGGAATGCTTGGGGAAACTTCTATTGCCACGTCAAAGGCATTGAGTATGTTGTCAGCGGATTGGTCGTCATTGTCTAATAAAGACTTATCAGACGTAATGGATAACTTCCAAAGTGGATTGATTGGACAATCAAGGGCATTATACCAGTATGGAATCGACACTACGAAAGCAGGCTTGGCACAAACAGCATTAGCACATGGAATTAGCGAAAGTGTTTCAAGCATGAGCCAACAAGAAAAAATGAAATTACGTGTTTTAACTATGTTGGAACAATCAAAAGTTGCATATGGAGATTTGGCTAGAACAATCAATCAACCCGCAAACCAGGTAAGAATGTTGCAGGCCGGATTGAAAAATTTGAGTAGAACCATAGGTCAAATATTTTTGCCGGTAGTTCAAAAATTATATCCATATCTGAATGCCGTAGTTATGGTTTTGCAGGAGTTCGCACAATGGGTTGCTAAGTTGACCGGAGCAAAATTATATGACGATACATCAATGGCTACACCAGATTATAGCGATGCAATTGACGGATTGGATGATTATGGAGATGCCGCTGATAAAGCAAGCAAAAAGCAGAAAAAACTTAATGATAACTTACAGGGATTTGATATCGTCAATAAATTGCAGTCAAATAACAAAGACGATGGCTCATCTTCCGGAAAGAAAAACGGTAGAGGTGCTGGAATTGATTTATCGGAAGATATCAATAAGGCAGTTAAAGGATATGAAAGCATATGGGATAAAGCCTTTAATAGTAACAAAAATAAGGCGGTTGAGTTAGCGGCTAAATTAAAAAAAGCCATTTTAGGAGGTTGGAAAAAAGGCGGCGATTATACCAGTCTTGGAAAAGCCGTTGGTTCATGGCTGACAAGCGGGCTTGACAGTATACCGTGGGGTAAAATTCAGACGACAACAAATAAACTTGCTAAATCCCTTGCTACGTTCCTTAATGGCATGGTACAAGGCATTAACTGGGAAACCGTGGGTAAAACTTTAGCCAATGGATTTAATACGGCTATGGGGGCATTATACACGTTCAGAACTACATTTGACTGGCTTGGTCTTGGTACATCTGTAGCGACTGGAATCAATTCAGCACTTCAAAATGCGGACATGACACTTGCCGGAAAAACTCTTGGTGCTAAAGTTCGTGGAATGATTCAATTTGCTTTTGGCTTGGTTACGAATTTTAATTTTAGCGGTATTGGACAAAAGATAGCAGATGGAATCAACGGATTCTTTGAGGAAATGGGAGAGGTAAGAAAAAACACTGGGCTGACAGGATGGCAGGAACTTGGTAAAACGTTGTCCGATAGTGTGAAAGGTATTCTTACATCAATCAATAAGGCACTTTCCGGTGTGAATTGGGAGAAAGTTGGTAAATCTATCGGTCAATTCCTTGGAAGTATCGACTGGGTTGGAATTTGGTCTTCCGTTGGAAAAACAATCGGAAATGCGTTTAATAGCATTATGACGATTGCAATTTCTGCATTGAAAGAAGATCCAGCCGGTGTGATTGGCGCATTAAGTACCGTTTTTGGTGTGATTTTTGCGGCAAAAACAATAAAAGGATTGTTTGGTAAAACTGGTTTCTTTGCAGGTTTAAAGCAAGCAGCGACAGAAAAGATGGGAGAAGTTGCTTTAACTATGGCAAAAAGCCTTAAAACTAAAATCGCTACTTCGTTTGCCGCAAGCAAAATTGGAACATTTATTTTGTCTAAAATCACATTTGCCAAAACTGCGATTGTTTCGCTTGGAGCAAAAATAAGTGGAGCAATTACAAGTGGATTAAGCGGATTGAGTGCCACAGGAATAGCCTCGGCGGCGGCACCGGTATTGTTGGCAGTTGGAGCAGCCATCGGCGCAGGCTTAATGATTGGAGACAGAATCAGCGAAGCGATAGATGCCTACAATTACACCGGAGATTACGAAATCAAAGTACCGGCAAAGTTAGATATAAACGCAAAAAAAGCAAACGAGGATTTACAAAAGACAAAAGAGTATACAGATGAAATAAATAAAGATATAAAGGAAATCAATAATTCTGGCAATTTGGAAAACGGGAAAAATATAAAGGAATTAGCCAATAGATACTATGAGTTAAGCCAAAAGACAAACCCTACTGCATCTGATATTGCCGTAATGAAAGAATACTCAAAACAGTTATCCGATGAAATTCCTGGGTTGTCAAAGAATATTGATAAGCAGACAGGGGCATTCAAAGGTAACAAAGATGAGTTGAATGGTCTGATTTCTAATCTTGACAGAGCGGCTAAAGCACAGGCGGCATACAATTCTTCTGTGGAACTTTACGAGAAAAAGCAGGAAACTGGAAATAAACTTTCCGAAGCACAGGCAAAACTTGCAAAATATACAAAAGAACTTGCGGCGGCACAGGAAGTTGCAAACAACGTTAAAAAACGTTCTGGAGTAAATAGCGCAGAATACCAAGCACAAGTTAAAATACTTGGAAGATATGCTACAAAAGTAAATGCGGCAAGAGCGGAAGTAAATACTTTGGAAAAAGCAGAGTCCGATATTAACGCACAGATTAGTAAAAACAATAATGTCATGGATAATGCCAAAGTAAAGACTAGCGATTACCAAAAGGCATCAGATAGTTTAAAGAAAACTATGAAAAACCTTGGTGTCGAAACGCAATCTTCAAAAAATGCGTTAAAAACACTTCAAGACAAACTTGACAATGGCGAGATAACATGGAAAGCATATAAAGACGTTGTTGACGGAAATTATAAATCCGTTGACGAACTTAATGCCGCAATTGGAAAACTTACATCAAAAGAAGTTTCTGTTACCGCTAAAACAAGCGGAACGGATTCTATAGATAAAGTTAAAAATGTAATTGATAAACTACAAAGCAAGTCTGTAAATGTTAGTACAAATGTTAATACATCAAACTTACAAAAAAGAATTAAAGATGCAGTTTCCAAAGTAAAGTTATCGCCAATTAAGGCACCAATACAGTTTGGAATTACGAAAGAGCAAAAAAAGATACTGGATAATCTTAGCCCTAAAAATATGGGAAAACCATACGAAAGGGCATTAAAAACAAGCGGACTATCCAAACTTTCGGATTTTGCGTCAAAACTTCCAACGTACAGTACCGGTGGATTCCCGGAAGATGGACTTTTCATGGCAAACCATGGAGAACTTGTCGGAAAATTCAATAACGGCAAAACCGCGGTTGCTAATAACGACCAGATTACTACTGCATTTGCACAAGCAATTACAAACACGCTTGCACCGGCTATCTATGCGGCGGTATCACAGGCAGTATCAGAAAATCAAAGCCAGCAGACAGGAGATGTATATTTGGACGGAACAAAACTCACGACAACAATCATGGGGAAAGCCGAACAGATTACACGAAGCCGAGGTTCCGGATGGAAGTTGGCATAAACAATGTAGCACCTATCTTATTTGGTAGGTGCTATTTTATTGCAAAAAGGGGGAAAAGACATGGCATATAGAGTTCCGGAGATTGACGGACAGAAAATTGCTTGTCCATCCGCTAGCGGTGTGGATATTGAAAGAAATCAAGTACAGAGTTCAAACTTTCGACGAACATCTACGGCGAAAGCACAAGGAACGGTTGTGGATAACAAGGCCAGCATAAAAATGTCGTTTCCACCAAATATCACAGTAGCGGAATTAAAATTGATTAAAAGCAAAACGTGCGACAAAACAGCATTTCACAAACTGGGATTCACGAATGAGTTTGGGGAATGGGAAACGATGACAGTTTATTTCAACAATTATTCTTTGCAAGAATACGGATTTATCAACGGAAAAATGTTGAACCAGTCAATATCATTTAAGGCGGTGGAACAATGATAAGTATACCTATGACTACGGAGTATGTGGACGTTAAAGTAAAAATTGGAGCGATTGAATATACCAATGAGGAATTACAGATTGATTTCATCAAAATTTACAATGGATGCTATGATGGAAGTGTTTTTGGCGTTGGTAATGTTTATATTAAAAACGCAAACATTACTATGAATTATAGAGGTGGCATTACCAAAGGACTATCCATGGAAATTTTCTTTTTGCACTTTGGAGAATGGATTAGTTTCGGGCAGTTTATCGTAAAAGAAACTCCAGTTATGAGTGGCGATAAACTTTCTGTTTCTTTGGAAAGCGCCATAGGTCAGACAATGTCAACGTCGGTTGTTTTTGAAACTGTGTTGCAAAAATACACTTTGCGACAAATAAAAACAAAATTGGAAGAAATAATTGGTAAACAGATTGTATTTATTCCTGCGCTGACATCGGAAGAAGAAAAATCGTTTCTCGACGGAAAAAGCGCTTGTTTTTTAAAAGATATTAAAAATTATGTAGACCAGTCAGCAATTGACACAGGAATTGCAGTGAGAGATATGCTTTCTGGATTGGCTATACTTTTTGGCGGAAATGTTTATGAGGATGTAAGAAATAGAGTTGTAATAAAGCAAAAAACAAATTATACAGAGACAGAAAATTATGTTTTGTCTGATTACTTGGATTCAAACTATAAATATTCAAAAGAGATATACGCAATGAAATCCATATCATTGTTGTTTTTACCATGGTCTCTTGGTTTGTTCAACCCACCTAATGCAAGTGGAAGAATTTGCACAGTAAATTATCTTGGAGAAGATAGGGCGTCAAATACGTTGCTTGCTACGCAATCATCCATGGATGGAAAAACACCATACGATTATTCAATAAATTGTGATTGGATTGGGTGGACAAGTGATGGTTCTACTTTTGATACGAGAGTTACACCGGGCGGTCGTGCTTCTGCTTGTCTTAGACAAGGAGATTTGATGTATCGTACGTGCGATATGACGTTTGTTGGAATTGATTTTGGATGGAATATTGCACCGGGAAATCTTGTAAAAGTAAAGGTGCCGGAGTTAGAAAATCCAATAGATGTTTTATGCGGGGAGATTTCCTACGAGTGGGATGGTGGATTTACTACAAATATATCGTGCAATTGTAACATAGAATCCAACGGAAGTTATTCTACAGAGGTTTCAACGCAGGCATCTGCGGCGGCGGCACAAGAGGGGAGACAAACAAGCCTTGAATTGAATTATGCCAATATTACTTTTAGTAATATTGAAGATAGCACGATTAGAGGTAGCATATTCAAGGATGGTACAATCGATGGATCGAAAATAAAAGATTCAACAATTACCGGATCTCTTATTGCTGATTCGACAATAAAAGGGTCTAATATAGAAGAGGGAACAATTACCGGTTCAAAAATAAAGGCGGCAACAATTACCGGTGCCCTTATTGTAGATGGAACTATCCGAGGAAATCACATAATGGAATCCAGCATTGATGGTAGCAAGATTGAGGATAGTGCCATAACGGAAAGTAAAATTTCCAACTCGTCAATCACAAACTCGAAAATCAAGGATGGAGAGATTGAAAACTCCAAGATTAAGGATGCTACATTGACCGGGGCTAAAATCAAAGATGCAACGATTGGATTTGCAAAGGTTGATAGTTCTTTTATCAAAGATTTGACGGCAGATAAAGCATACATCGAAAATCTTAAAGCATCAATTGCAGACATTGGATATTTGACTGTTGATGAAGCGAATATCAAGTATGCAACGATTGCTTCATTAGAAGTCGTAGATGGAAAGATTGATAACTTGGAAACAATCGCAATAACAACAAATAACCTTAGTGCCAAAGTAGCAGAATTAGGTTATTTGAACGCAGATACCGCAGATTTGAAGTATGCCAATATTGAACTTTCCAATATTGATGTGGCAAATGTCGGTACATTTTTTGCTAACGTTGGTTTGATTGACAGGGCAACAATCGTAGATGGACACGTTACTGGTTTTTTGGATAGTGTTGAAGTAAATGCCAACAAAATCACGGCAGGAACGTTGGTCGCTGACAGAATACTTCTTAAAGGTTCAGAAAAGGGATTATTATATGCCTTAAATAATCTTGGAGAACTGACTAGTAAAACGGTAGATACTCTTGACGGCTACGTACTTACAGACCGTACTATCAATGCAGACAAGATTGTGGCATCGTCGATTACCGCCAATGAGTTGGACGTAGATAGTATTTTTGCGGATAGTGCAGTTGTCGAACGGATTTTTGCCCAAGATATCACGGCGACTGGAATAATAAGAGGTGCAACATTGGTAGGTGCTTCGGTGTCGGCGGATAGAGGTACAATTGGTGGATTTGCAATTTTTGATGATTGCCTTACTGGTTTTTATGATGAAGACGGCTACCAATACAAAGTTGACTTGAATACAGCCAAGTCAATTACAGGGAAAAACGGTGGAGTAATCGCCATTGAGGCAGGAAAGTACAAAATATCATCTCCGTATAATACTGAACATGAGTGGTATGTAACATATGACGGTTATATGTACGCGGAGATCGGAGAAATTGCTGGATTTACATTAAAAGACCAAAGGTTGATATCAAATTCAGAATATACTCCGGAAAATGCCTCTGCAACATATTACAACAAAGCAGAAATAAATTCAAAATTTAATCAAGAAGCAGATTTCTTGTCGTTGACTTGTACAGTCAACGGCGCTGAAATAAATAAAGCATTTTTTGGATTTGACGGTGTCCGTCTTGAAAGTTTAAACCATGGAGATGATTACTATGATAAATTTATGTGGTTGTCAACAAGAAGCCTTGCTTTTGGAGTAAATTCTGGAACACCATATAATGGAAGTAGCGTAGCATTCGAGATTGATTCGGGGTATTCCAAGATTACTTCAAGCGGAGAGTTTACGATAGAACCATCATGCACAATAAACGTTCCAACGACAGTAAAGTCACTTACCATAAAAAACAACGGTTCAAAAGGTAAAACGGTCATATCAAATGGTTTAATCGGATTAGACGATGCACAAGGTGGCACCGTGAGATATTTCCTTGATAACACTTATGGAAACTTACGGATATGGGACACGGCTGTTGGAGAAAGGCTTCTTATCTCTCCTGCCTCGATTAACTTTAAACCGAATGGAAAGACGATATTTTCTGTTAATAAAGACAATGCTTCTGAAAATGGATATGAAATAATCGGTTGCGAAGTGACAACAAGTGGAAATTTTACTTGTAAAAAATACCGAGACGGAAGACTTGTTATTGAGTATCGAAGTAAAATGGGGAATGTAACTTCACTTACAGATATAAGCAACAAAGAAGGGGTGTATTACAAATCTAGAGACGGTAGAACTTTCCCATTAGCATTTGTAGATACACCGATGGTTATTACTGGAATCGGCGTTCCTGACACGTCAGCACCATTTGTAAATGTCAGTTTTGATGGCGTCAGCAAAACTGGATATAGCAGATGTATTTTTTGGGCTACGCATTCTGGTGCCACACTTCCCGTAAATTCAGTAACCAGCGCAATTTTTATAGGGCGTTGGTTTTGAGATAAATTATAAAATCTTAGGAGGTTAGAAAAATGGAAAACAAAGAAATTACAATGGCAGATTACATCGTTGATAAGTTGGCAAACGAGGTCAAGGAACTGAAAGTTCGACTTGCTCAAACCGAATTTACGGCGATGGCTTACAAGGAAAAGTATGAAGCATTGCTGAAAGAACAGGAACAGGAGGTAGAAGAAGATGAAAACAACAAATGATATTAGAATCGACAGAAGTAAATTACATCCTTGGTTGGATTACAAACTTACGTTGCTATTAAAACAATGTAACAAAAAAGGAATTTATCTGATTATTACAGAGGGATTCCGCACAAAAGAGTACCAAGATTCGCTTTACGCAAAAGGAAGAACCGCTCCTGGAAAAGTAGTTACCAATGCAAAAGGAAGTACATACAGTTCACAGCATATGTGGGGTATTGCGTTTGATATTGCCATCAATGACAGTAAACTGCTTTATGATACGGCTACAATCAAGAAAGTGGCTAAAATCGCAAAATCCAATAAAGTTGGATTAAAGTGGGGCGGCGACTGGAAAGATATTATTGACAATCCGCATTTTTACCTTGGAAAATGGGGAAGTACACCGAAAAAATTAAAAGAAAAATATGGTACGCCCGATAAATTCAAGAAAACGTGGACGAGCATTACAAAGAAGAATTGTAAACTTTGGAAATCCAAAACTCTTAGAGCGAGCAAAATGCTTTGCCGAATTCCTAAAGGCTCAAAGGTTGAAGTGCTTTACAAGTCCAAACTTGGATATGCCAAGATTAAGTATGGAGGCAGATACGGTTTTGTGTTCAAGTCCGTACTGTAGTCCTTGAATGTCGAAAATTGACCGAACTTGCGATGAAAAAAGATTGCTTGTTTGTGCCAAAAGGTGTAAGATAAAATTGTCTCAAACGAGACAATTCAAGTTCTGGCGAGGGGTAAGAGTTCATTGTGTAACTCTGCCCCTCACTTTAAAACTAAGGGGAAACAATCAATCTTGCAAATTTATGATTGACAATTACAAACAAATGTTCTATAATTGTCTTATCGTAAGGAGGGCAACATGGGAAATGAAAACGAAGAATTAAAGGAAGAAATAATTGAAACTGTAAAAAAAATCCAAAATGAACAAATTCTTATACTGATACGCGGATTTGTTGTTTCTGGATTTAATGAAGAAAAAGCGGGGAAATAACCCCGCTTTTTTTAAAAGATAAACTCTTCAAAGAAATCACAAAGCAATTGCTTTCTTGCCAAAGGCATCTCATTATACTCAATGATAATCTGCTTAAACCTCTTATCATTTAAACCAATTTTCATACAAGCATCCGAATACTTTATGTTATTATCGTCAGAGGAATTTCTTTTATCTGTTAAATCAGACATTCCAATTCCGAAATAATCAGCCAGTTTTCTTATTTTGCCGGTACTAGGAAATGATTTCCCGTTGCACCACATATTTAATGTAGTGGCGTTAAAACCTAAATCCTTTGCAACTTCTGTCTGTTGCTTTTGGTTTATCTCCATATAATGAAGAAGATTCTTTGCAAATATGGCTTTCTGCTCATCATCTGTCATTTCTTTCACTCCTTTCAATAACTATAATACACTATAATTTAAAAAAATTCAATACAAAATTCAATTATTTTGAATTTTAGGTATTGACAATTCAATTCAATTGAATTATACTAAGGTCAAGACATAAGAAAGGGGGAATGAAAAATGCCAAAGATTTCTCTTGAAGCGGTCAGAGTGAACGCTAAGATGACGCAGAAACAATGGGCGAAAGCACTCGGAGTTTCGAATACTACGATTGTAAACTGGGAAAAAGGGAATACCGAACCTAGTATTTCACAATTGAGAGAAATGAGTAAAATTTCCGGTGTTCCGATGGATTTTATTTTTGTACCAGATAAATCCAATTAGATTGAATTTTTGAAAGGAGTGATTCAGATGAACGATTTGGAAATCTTCAAAAATGAAGAATTTGGAGAAATTCGTACTGTAATGAAAGACGGCGAACCGATGTTTTGTCTTATTGATATATGCAGAGCGTTGGAAATCAGCAATCCGTCAAAGGTGGCACAGAGGCTGGATGACGATGAACGCACTAAGTTTGAGTTAGGGCGTGCAGGAGAAACGAATTTTATAACAGAAAGCGGATTGTATGCGGTTATATTGAGAAGCGACAAGCCGAATGCGAAGAAATTCAGAAAATGGATAACATCAGAAGTTCTTCCGTCAATTAGAAAAAATGGATTTTATGGAAAGCCAATGACAACGGCTCAAAAAATTCAGTTACTGGCGCAGGGCAATGATGAACTGAATGAACGTGTGGACAAGGTGGAAACAATGATTTATACCTTGGAAAACGATATGCCACTTTACGGTTGCGAAATCGAGGATATCCAAAGACACGTAAAAAGAAGAGTTGTTGACATTCTTGGTGGCAAACAGAGCGAATCTTACCACGACCCTAGCATTAGAAACAAAGCATTTTCTGATATCTGGAATCAGTTGAAAAGAGAGTTTGGTTGTGTTTCTACCTATAAGAGTATCAAAAGAAGATACATAGCAGACGTGCATGAATTTATTGATTGCTACGAGCCACCAAGGGTATTAGCAGAACAGATTACAGATGCCAACGCACAATTGCGTTTATGTGTTTAGGCGGTGGTTTTATCAGAAAAGTCATGTTAGTCGCTATAACGTTTCTGTTTTCTTTCTGCATATGGGGATTCCGAGGAATCGAATTGGAAAATCCAGAAATGGCAGAGGAAAAGGTTTTAGTCGGAATCGGCACAATTCAGATTCCAGAAACTGAAACAGTCTCTGTTGAGACGAGAAGTGTTGAGCGAAAAAGGAAAAGGACACACAAGAAAAAGAAAGTTGTTCGGAAAAAGTGGACAACGTACAGAATTACGGCATATTGTCCTTGTTGCGATTGTTCGGACAAGTACGGAAGAATGACTTCAACTGGAGTTGTTCCAAGGCAGGGAAGAACGATTGCGGTAGATCCAAAGGTCATACCTTATGGATCGGTAGTCCACATAAAAGGACTTGGAGAGTTTATCGCAGAGGATTGCGGTGGAGCAATAAAAGGAAACAGTATAGATTTATACTTTGACGTACATTCCGATACCGAGAAATTCGGTGTACAGTACAGAGAAGTATATATGGAAAGGAAGTGATCTTATGTACATTCCACCTTTCTGGTGTGGTGTATCGGTAACGATTATAGGAATTGTTATCGTATCGCTGATAATGTCAATGTTTCAGCATGACGATGATGACGAGCAAGACGAAAGGAGAAGAAACCATGAGTAAGGAAAAAGAAATCAAGGCAGAGGGAGCGACACCGATTCCTCCAGAATTGATTGAATCGCTTATCAAAATTGGAGCGATTGTTAGAAAGCAGGACGGAAGCCTTGTGTGTGGTAAGCCCGGAACATATCGTTAGGAAAGGAGAGAAAAAAATGAAAGGTTTTAAAGGTTTTGATAAAGGACTGGTCTGTAGAGGAAAGAAATACAAGGAAAATACAGTTTTCGAAGAGGAAGCAGCCGAAATTTGTAAAAGTGGAATGCACTTTTGCGAAAATCCATTTGATGTCCTTGAGTATTATGATTTAGTTAATACCGATGGAAGTTTTAACGAGTTTGCAGAAGTGGTGGCTTTGGATGAATGTTTGACAGATGATAATAAAAAATATTGTACTAAGAAACTGAAAATTGGTGCGAAACTATCATTTAGCGGATTTGTCAATGCTTGTATTGAGTTTATTCTTGAAAAGACCAAAATTGAACAAACGGATGAAGAAGATGAAACTGTGATTGGCAGTTCCGGATATTCCGCAAAGATTGGCAGTTCCGGAAATTCCGCACAGATTGGCAGTTCCGGAAATTCCGCACAGATTGGCAGTTCCGGATATTACGCACAGATTGGCAGTTCCGGATATTCCGCACAGATTGGCAGTTCCGGAGATTACGCAAAGATTGGCAGTTCCGGAGATTACGCAAAGATCACGTCAGAAGGAGAAGATTCGGTCATATGTTGCTCAGGTCACAATTCAATTGTGAGAGCAAAGAAAGGAAGTTGGATTACTCTTTCTGAATGGGAAAAATCTTTTGAAAAAGATAGATGGATTCCAAAATGCGTAAAAACGAAATTTGTTGACGGAGAAATAATTAAAGCAGATACATTCTACAGATTGGAAAATGGGAAATTTGTAGAGGTTAAGGAGGATAAGTAAGATGGTAATTAAGTTAAAAAGAATGATTCTGGAAAATTTTATGTATTACATGACGGTAATGCTTGATTTTCCGCAGATTGCCAAAATTTTGGCAAAGAACGGCAAGGGAAAGTCGTCAATCGTCAATGCCTTTATGTGGTGTTTGTTCGACTGTGACTACGAATTAAGAAGCAACCCAAAAGTACGCAGAGAGGTTGACGGAAAGCCGGTTGAGGATAAGGAAGTTTCCGTGGAACTGGTACTTGACGTGGATGGAAAAGAAGTTACCATGCGTAAAGTGCAGAAACGCAAGCGTTCCAAAGACGGTACTACTTACAAGGACAATAACGAATACTACATAAACGATGTTCTAAAGACAAAGAAAGAGTTTGAGGAATATCTTGGTATTGATATGTCTGTTCTAAAAATGTCAACCAATATCAATGGGTTTCTGAATCAGAAACCGGCTGATATGCGAGACTTTTTATTTAAGACAGTAGATTCTACGACTGATTTAGACATCGACAAGAAAACGGATGAATTGCAGGAACTTTCTTCTCTTTTGGAGAACTACACCACAGAGGAAATCAAGGCGATGAATCAGAAGAAAGTGAAAGACGTTGACGAATCTCTTCCTATATTAAAGGGGCAGATTGAAGAAAAGCAGAGAGATATCGCTAGCAAGCAGGAAACCAATGTTTCCGACTTTGAACTTTTCAAAAAAGATTTGGAATCAAAACTTGATGCGAATATCAAGGTGCAGGTAGACAATGATAAATTGATTGATGGGTTTGAGAACGCGGTCAACGATGTTATGAATCTGAAATTCGAACTGTCAAGCATGGAGCAGAAAGCAAATTCAGAAATTGCATCCAAAAAGAACGGATTGGAGAACAAAAAAGACGAAATTCTTGGAAAAAACGGGCGATGCAAGGGCGAATTGGCACGATTGAGTAGCGATTTGGCACTCCAAACAAAATTGATCGCGGACAATAAGCGGAAGAAAGACGAGCAGGCAACGTTATGGAAAATTGCAAATGAGCGGAAATTTGACGAATCAAGCCTTGTTTGTTCTTATTGCGGTCAAGAATACCCGGAAGAGAAAAAAGAGGAAATGCGGGCAGAATTTGAAAGCCACAAAGCGGATGAATTGAAACAGATTGTGGAAAGAGGGAATGCCTTAAAGAAAGCAATTGACGATTCAAAAATCCTCTTGAAAAACATTGAGGAAAATATCCAAAAGAAAAATGAGGAATCGGAAAAACTGACTGCTGAATACGATTCCGTTGAGAAAGAATTGGAATCTATCAAGCCAATTGATGTCAAGCAGTCGGACAAATACAAAGAGATTGAATCAAAAATTGCTGATCGAGAAGATTCAATGAAGAAAATGCAGGATCTCAAAGACATCAAAGCGGAATTAAAAACAGAAGAAGAACGAATCCGTTCTGAATTGGCAGAAGTGGACAGAAAAATTTCCGCTGCCAATACGGAATCAGACGAAATCCGATTGGAAGAATTGAAAAAGTCTAAATTTGACAAAGAACAGGAAAAGGCAGATGCAGAGAAAATCTTGGATTTGCTGAAAGAACTGGAGAAAGCCAAAAACGAGGAATTATCGGAAGAAATCAATTCTAAGTTTGGAATTGTCAATTGGCAGTTGTTCGAAACCGCCAAGAACGGAAATTATAAATCCGTTTCCGTTCCGATGATTGACGGCAAGTCTATTTTGACAACGATGTCCAACAAGGGAAACAGAATCCTTGGCAGAGTAGATATCTGTCGTTCGATTCAGAAAATCAGCGGTGTAAATTGTCCGATTTGGTTGGATGATTTGGAATCATTGGACGAGGAAAATCAGAAGAAAGTTGCTGAAATGGTGGAAAGCCAGTTGATTATGTTGGCAGTATCAAACAATGCGGAACTGGAAATTAAGGAGGTGTGATATGAAACTGTATTTTTACACGGCAAACACAAGCAAACAATATGGTAATTTAGTCATTTCAGTAGAAATTTGCGAAGCAGAGGAAAAGCCTAAAACATACAGGTCTTGTTCATTGTGTTTTCCAAATTATATCACAAATGTGAAAAAGATGATATTGGTCGTATTGTAAACGATTTCTTAATTCTTACAACGCCTGATTTTGAGTATGCTAAGAAGAAGTTTATTGAAAGAGCAGAAGAAAAAGTATACATAGCAAAAGGAACACTTAAAAGAGCAGAACGTGAATTAGAAATTTTAAGAGAAAGCGAGGAATGATTATGGGATTTAAGGTTGGAGATATTGTAGAGGTTATTGATAATGGATATTCGTTTACAAATAATGAGTATTTCTTTATCGAAAATAAAATTGCTTTAAAAACTGCAACTCGATATACTTATGGCTCTCTTCCCCCAAATGGATTAACTGGAAGAATTGTCGCAATTGGAGACCTTGAGTTTTATGATTACAAAGGAATAGTAATTCAAGATGACACCAATCGGGAGATGTGCTGTTTGGTCGGAGAACCTGGCTTAAAATTTCTTAAAAAAAATGAATTTAAGCCACATCTTGAATGTACGAAGGTTTTTAAAGTCAATTATGGAACTATTGGAAAACAAACAAACCTTGTCGATTGCCACGGAAGACAGTTAAAGGTCGGAGATACTGTTATCATTCGTGCTAAAGATGGAAGTGCATCTCCAGAGGTTCCGATTGTTGACGACCAGCTTGGTTGTTGTTTCCATATAGGGTATTCACCTTTTGTAGATAAGGAAATGCTTATAAGGATAAGAGATTGCGATGAGATTCCAGATGGAGAAAAGGTTGAAATTATTGAATATGTAAAGGAAGAGAGGTAAAAAACATGGCAGAGAAGAATGAAGTAGTTGTACAGGAAGAAAAAAAGGAAGTAACGGCACATAATAACAAGGTAACGGATTATAGCCTTGGTATTTTTGGAACATCGGATAATTTTGTTATGGCGATGCAGATGGCAAAGGCATTGTCAGCATCGACTATTGTTCCAGCGATATACCAGAACAATTCGTCAAACTGTTTGATTGCTATTGAGCAAGCACAAAGAATGAAAGTAAGTCCAATGATGGTAATGCAGAATCTTTATCCAATCCAAGGAAAACCTTGTTGGAGCGCACAGTTTTTGATTGCGCAGGTAAACAATAGCGGAAATTATGATATTGAATTGCAGTACGATGAAAAGCAGAAAAACGGTAAGCCTTTTTCTTGCCAGTGTTGGACAATGAAAGCAGGAAGAAGAATTGACGGCATGGTAGTTGACATGGATATGGCAGATGCCGAGGGATGGACAAAGAAAAACGGTTCAAAGTGGAAAACGATGCCACAGTTGATGTTGAGATATCGAGCCGCATCATTTTTTGCAAGATTGAACTGTCCAGAACTTACAATGGGACTTTATACCAAGGAAGAAATTATTGACGGAGATTTTAAGGAATATCCGTTGGAAACGATGCAGGAGCAAGTCGAAAAGGAGATTTCTAGCGGTGCTAATTCAGAAGACTTTGAATCGGCAGCAGTTGAACCGGAATTTATGGAGGACGAAGAATGAGACTGATAAGCCAAGACGGAACATTTGATGTTCCATACGATCAAGTAGTAATTCAGCGGTATAGTGATGGCATTTACTGGCTGAATAAAAACCTTATTGGAGTTGAATCGGGAATTTCCGAAGATTTTAAAATCGCTTCTTATTCAAGCGAAGAAAAGGCAATTAAGGTCATGGAAAAGTTAAGAGAGAACTATAAAAACTTTACTCTTTACAAAGAAGATTTTCTGTATTTCCGGTTTCCGGAAGATGAAGAGGTGCAGGAATGATTTTGAAATGCCTTGGTAGCGGGAGTAGCGGTAATTGCTATCTGTTGACTGATAGCAATGGCAAAACCCTTATCCTTGATTGTGGTCTTTCAATCCGAGAGATAAAAAAAGGATTGAATTACGATTTGCGGTGTGTGGCTGGGTGCATTGTTACCCACCACCACAAAGACCATAGTAAGTCGGCAAAAGAACTTGAAGAGATTGGAATTGAGGTTTATAAGCCTTACGAAGAGTGCTACAAGGCAATGAATTTCAAGAAAGCACCATTTCTTATTTCTACGGTTCCTATGCAAGATAAGGATGGAAAGTTTTGCCACACAAACACGGATGGTAGCGAGTGTCCGTGTTACGGATTCATTATCAGCCATCCAGAAATGGGTAACTTGCTTTACGTGACCGACACGGAATTTGTCAAGTGGAGATTCAGAAACCTAAATCACATTTTGGTTTCGTGCAATTACCAAAAGAAGTACCTAAGCAAAGTGGCAGGAAAACGAGAACACGTTTTTCGAGGGCACATGGAACTGGAAACAGTCAAAGATTTTGTAACCGCAAACAATTCAAGCACATTGCAGAACGTCATACTGTGCCATATGAGCAAAGAATCGGCAGACCCCAAAGAATGTATGCAAGAGGTTAAATCGGTTCTTGAATCGGCAAACGTGGACGTTGCAGAGCCTAACAAAGAATGGATTTTAAAGAAAGGAGATGAATGTCCGTTTTGAAAACAGAAAAAAGAATAAAAAAACTAATTAAGTTTTTGAAAAATGAATTTAAGCACGGAATACAGATGTTTAATTCTCCATCTCTTTCAGGTGATGAAAGAGAGATTATTTATAATCAGGATGGCATAGTTGTATTGCACAGTTATTACTATGAATACATAGAAATATATGGAATTTCTACCAAAGAATTTAAAAAGGTTATGAAAAAATCCGGCGGATATTAAGACAGAAAATAAATTTTAGGAAAGGAAGATTGAAATGATTAAATTTGATAAGAAAAAAGTGGTAATTAAAGGAAACCAAAATGATTTAATGGCACAATGGACTTTCATTGGAAATGCGATTTATAAATCTATGAAAGCGCAAATTGGCGAGGAAACCGCAGAAAAACTAATGAGACGTTGTGCTGAAAATGTTTTTAAATCTGAAAAACAAATTGCGGAAGAAATATTGGAAATTTTTAAAAGAAAACAGGAAAAAGAAAGCGAGGAATCTGACAATGAATAAAGTAATTTTGCTTGGAAATCTTACAAGAGATCCGGAAATCAGATATTCACAAGGGGAAAAACAGATGGCGGTTGCTAGATTTTCCCTTGCGGTAAACCGTAGATTCGCCAAAGATGGAGAAACAAGCGCTGACTTCTTGAACTGTACCGCATTTGGTAAAACCGCTGAATTTGTCGAGAAGTATTTTCGTCAGGGCAGCAGAATGGGGATTGTTGGAAGAATTGAAAACAACAATTATACCAACAAAAACGGAGAAAAGGTTTATTCCGTTCAGATTATAGTAGAAGAAGTTGAATTTGCAGAAAGAAAATCGGCACAAAGTAACAATCAAACACAAAATCAGAATCAGCCGGCACAGACAAATGGTGCCGATGATGATTTTATGAATATTCCAGACGGAATCGAAGATGGATTACCGTTTAATTAAAAGAAATGGGGGAAACAAAATGAATAAATCGACATTGGAAATGGCTAGAGATCTGGTCGCAAGACTGGAAGCGGAAGAAAAAGAAGAAAAGGTGCAACTTAAAGATTTAAAACCGGGCGAAACTTTTATGATTGGAGAGCATGAATTTATCGTTCTGGAGCAAGTTTTTGAGGTTAATGGCGGTGATTCTGATTTAACAGGTGTTGTATCTAAGAATTTCATGCTTGAAAACGTAGCATTTGATTCAGATGCAAGAAATTATCGTGCTTCCGTTCTGAAAGACAAAATCGAAGATGAAATTTTGCCAATCATTGAAAAAGAAGTCGGAGCAGAAAATATTGTCGAAAACTTATGCGACTTGCGTTCTGTTTGCGGAGAAAACGAGTGTGGAATGTTTATGTCAAAAGTACGTCCGATGACTTTTGACGAGGTTAGAAAATACCATGAATTTATCCCAAATGAAGATTTGGATGATTGGTGGTGGACTTGCACGCCTTGGGGTTCAGATAAAAATGGTAATGTTAGAACAATCGCTACGGTTTCGCCGGACGGCCACGTCGGCGCCAGTTATTGCCGCACCCATACCGGTGTTCGCCCATTCTGTATCTTGAAATCTGACATCTATGTGTCAAAAAATAAGTAAATATCAGAAAATGGGTGGGAGTAAATTTAAAGTTAGGAAGTGATAAGTTTGAGCAGATATCAGAACATTGCAAGGGCAAAAGCAATTGAAAGTGAAAACAAGAAAAAATTGTTGAAATTGAATCCAGAACTGAACGATGAAAGCGGAATTTACTTCTTTCTTCGGGAAGATGAAAACGGATTCAGATTTGCTTACATTGGACAGGCGGTAAAGATACTTACGAGATTAGCAAGCCATATGACAGGGTATGAGCAACATATTGACCTTAGTTTGCGTAAGCACAAGTTATATGACGAGCAGAAGAACCCTCATGGATGGAGAGTGGAGTTTCTTAATTTCCCAGAAAGCGAGCTTGATGAAAGAGAGAAGCACTTCATCAAATTGTATGCAGATACTGGATATCAATTAAGAAACGTCAGCCTTGGCGGTCAGGGAGAAAATCGTGCAAGTGGTTCTATCGGAGAAAGAAAAGCACCTAAAGGCTATATGCAGGGCATACAGCAAGGCAAAAAAGTATTGGCAAGGGAATTATCCCATATCGCAGAAAAGCACCTTAAAATCGAAATTAGAGAGGATAAGGCTGGCAATAAGGTGTCGCAGAAACAGTATCAGAAGTTTATGGAGTTATTGAAAGTGGGGGATGATTGATGGGTGTGATTTCGGATAAGTTAAAGAATTTGCAAAAGACATACAAAGAAAACAACTATGCAGAATACGACCAGATACTTCATTTTGCCATTGAAATTGCAGAGGAAGAAGAAAACAAATATTGCGAATGGCACATTGTTGATAAACCTAACGGATTGCCTGTTTATCATACTGGTTGTGGACAAATAAGAATTTGTTGTGCGACAGGAATTGATATTTATTGCAATAATTGCGGAAAGAAAATTAAAGTTGTAAGAGATTTGAAAGGAGGCGATGTGGAATGAAAATTTTAAGCAAGAAAAAATACGAAATAATCCAAGAAAAAATGGATAGAGCGTATTCTGAAAATTCGGAATTAAAAAGGAAATTAGAAGCATTGCAATACAATATCGAGAAAGAAAGTCCGGAATCAAACTGTGGAAAAACTTTTTGCGGTGCTTGCAAAAATGGATATCAAGTATCTAGTGGGTTATATACTCAATATGCTTGCCTTTTAAATGTTCCGTGCGAAAAATTTGAAATAAAGAGGTAAATGAGAATGAAATTAAAAGAGTTAAAAGAAAATGTTGTAGTAGATATCAAGTCAGAAAAACAATGCCATGTTCTGATGAATTTACTGGAAAACGCAGGATATCCAACATTTACCCAAAGATTTTCCTATCCTAGTGGCTATTTTTTAAAAGTGGTAGAAATTTATCCGGCAGATAAAAATTATATTGCATTATATGGTGGCAAGCCAACACAAAATAGTGTTTCATTAGAGGATGTTGTCGAGTTGGAAGTTAGAGATTCCGCAGTTTTGGATGATCTGTTAGTGATTGTTTATGACAACATGGACGGAGATAAACCTAGTTATGCTTGTAAATTTGGCGAAGAATCGTCTTGGAAAACTCTTCCATGTTTTGATTTAAAAACGTTTATTGAATTTTATAATGGAAAATACGATTGCAAGCCGGTCAATTCTTCTGTCAAGATTGATAATGAAATCATTAAGGATAGCATTGTTTATTACGGAAAAGACGCACAGTCTACAGTTTGTATGGAAGAATGTGCGGAACTTATCCAGGCAATCAGCAAACAAAAACGAGGGAAGTCAGATAAAAACCACCTTGCGGAAGAAATGGCAGATGTTTTGATTTCAATTGAACTCTTAAAAGAAATCTACGATGTCTCAAACGATCAGATAAATGAATGGATAGATAAAAAGCAGAAAAGAATCCGATCGAGAATGAAATAACCTACAAACTACAGAACTTGAAGAAAAGGGGGTGCAGCACTCCAATGGGTAATTTCATTAAGATTGACCGAAAAATGCTGGAATGGGAATGGTGGCAAGATATTAACACATCGAGATTGTTTCTCTTTATGCTTTTATCTGCCTACTGGAAAGATGGAAGATATAAAGGTGTTGAGATTCCAAGAGGTTCGTTTCCGGCATCAACCGCCGATTTGGCAAAAGCAACATCACTTACGGAAAACGAAATCAGAACTGCCGTAAAGCATTTGAAAAGCACAGGCGAGATTACAAACAAAAACCATGGTAAATACACCGTATTTACGGTGGTTAAGTATAATGAGTATCAAGAGAATTACAATCAGAATGCAAACAGAATGCAAACTGTTGACAATCAGATAACGAACACAATATTAAAAGAAGATAAGAATGAGAAGAAAAGAAAGAAAGATAATATTCCGTATGCGGAAGTTATTTCTTACTTGAACGAAAATGCAGATACCAAGTTTAAATCTGATTCCAGTAGCACACAGAGATTTATCAAGGCTAGATTTGCAGACGGATTTACTTTGGAAGATTTCAAGAAAGTGATAGATGTAATGTGTGAAAAATGGAAATCTAACGAGAAGATGAAACAGTATCTGCGACCACAGACATTGTTTGGTACCAAGTTTGAAAGTTATTTGAATTTGGCACCAAAGGATAAAAAACATAGAGTAGAAAAGCCGAAAGCAGAAATTGCTAGAGAGACTAAAGATGAGGAACCGGAAATGTCTGACGAAGAATGGACTGAAATGGAGGCAGGCAAATGAGATATGCACCGTATGAATTCAATCCGAGCGATGCGTATGATTTTGCCCGGCACGTAGGAATCCTTTGTAAGGAACGAGGGGATGAGTTGTTTTTTAAGACTTGTCCGTATTGCAAACCAAGAGCGACACGTGGAAATGTTAATACATTTTCCATCAATCTCAAAACAGGACAACACAAGTGCTTACGTGCAAGTTGTGGTGTTTCCGGAAATATGATAACTCTTGCAAGAGATTTTGACTTTTCTCTTGGAACAGAGATTGACGAATACTACGCACCGAAGAAAAAGTACCGAGAACTTCCTCAACCGAAAGAACCGGTAATTCCAAAACCAGAAGCACTACAGTATTTGGAAAGCCGCGGTATATCGGAAGAAGTTGCAAAGAGGTACGAAATAACGGTGCAGACCAAAAATCCTAACATTTTGGTGTTTCCATTCTACGACGAAAATGGAAAACTTAAATTTGTTAAGTACCGTAAAACGGATTTTGACAAGACCAAGGATACCAATAAAGAATGGTGCGAATCAAAGACAAAACCTATTTTGTTTGGTATGAAACAATGCGACACTAGTTTTAAACGACTTGTAATTGTAGAAGGTCAGATGGATTGTTTGGCAGTTGCTACGGCAGGAATAAACAATGTTGTATCTGTTCCGACAGGCGCCAAAGGATTTACGTGGGTTCCTTATTGTTGGAATTGGCTTTGCAAATGGGAAGAAATTATCGTATTTGGCGATTATGAGAAAGAGACTATATCTTTACTGGATGAACTTTCAAAACGTTTTAAAACGAAGATTAAGCACGTCAGAGAGGAAGATTATCTTGACTGTAAAGACGCAAATGAGATTCTTCTTAAATATGGTAAGGAACAAGTCATAAAATGCGTTGAGAATGCGATACCGATTCCGGTAGAAAACGTGATTGACCTTGCTGACGTAAAAGACGTGGATCCGTATTCACTTGAAAAGATACCAACAAGAATACAAGAGGTTGACAAGCTCTTGTGTGGCGGCTTGATATTTGGATGTGTCAACTTGATAACTGGGAAATCCGGAAAAGGTAAATCCACTTTGGCAAGTCAGATTTTAGGAAATGCGATTGATTGTGGCTACAACGTGTTTGCTTATTCCGGGGAATTGCCGAACTTCCTTTTTAAGTCCGCTATAGATTTTCAATCCGCTGGTCCGCAGAATGTGATTGAAGAAAATTGTGGCGAGTATGTCCGTCGCTACGTTCGTAAATCAGCCAAAGAAGAGATTGAAGAGTGGTATCGAGGAAAATGTATGCTTTACGATAGAACGATGGTGAATGACGAAGATACCGACCTTTTAAAGACTATTGAACAGATGATTATAAGTCAGAATGTGAGAGTGATTCTGATAGACAATCTTATGACGATGATTAGTCAGACAAATGTCAAAGGAAGTAAGTTGGATTCCCAAAGCAATATATCCCATAAATTAGAGGATATGGCTAGATTCTACAACGTTTGTATTATTTTGGTAGCGCACAAAAGGAAAGATAGTGGTATTGATGATGAAGATATGGATGATTCAATTCGTGGAGATTCCGACATCGTCAATTCCGCAGGAGTAATCATCCACTACAACGTCAATAAGGACGAGGTGGACATGGACGAGTTTCCAAGAATTATTGCAGTTACCAAAAATCGTGTGTTTGGCAGAACGAATTACAACGGCTGGAAAGTTAAGTTTGATGAAAAATCAAAAAGGATCTATGGAAACAATGACGACCCGGACTATCTTCTTGGATGGAATAAATCAGACGGATTCGTTCAGACGGAATACGAAGAATCGCCATTTACTTAATCGAAAGGAGTGGACACCATGTCAAGTGTGAGAGCGTCAGATATTCCGGAAGAACAAAAAATGTGGACGGATGTCTGGAACTGGAGAAAAAAGTATTACAATCCCGAAAACTCCGATGATTACTGGAAACAATTTACGGACGATGGAATATTTTTGGGGGAAAAGTACGGAAAATTGTGTCAAGACATCGTAATTGCGGTTCTTGACGAAGTGAAAGGGCGGTGGAAAAAATGCTGACAGAGGAACAAAAGAAACTTGTCGAGGAAAACTATAAATTAGTTCCATACGTGATTTTTAGTGTCATGCACTTAGATGACATTGAAGAATGGCATGGATATGCGTGTATTGGGCTTTGTAATGCAGCAGTTTTGTGGGACAAAAAGAAAGGACCATTTGCCACCTATGCGGTAAAGGCGATAAAGAACTCAATAATCCGTGAAATAAATTATAACGGGAGACAGTCAAGAAAAATTGACGATGAGAATAAATTGTCGCTGGACTATTGCTATTCGGAAGATGGAAGTGTAGAAAACGAAACACTACAGTCGATTATTCCAGATAAAAAGAACCCTGATTGGGGAGAGATTTTTGGAATGCGAGAATTGATTGAAATGCTGGATAACAGAGAGAAGAAATATATTCTACTTCTTATCAAAGGTTATAGTTTTGCTGAAATTGCAAAATCAGAGGGTGTATCTCGTCAATGGGTTCATGCTTGTGTACAAGGAGCAAGAAAAAAATTAAAAGAATGGGGTGCTGCTTGTGGTTAGAGAAGAAAACGAATGCCGATACTGTGCGACACCTGCCTATCCTTGTATGGGCGATAGTTGCAGATTCCGTCACGTCAAGCATTATTACTGCGATGAATGTGGCTCGGATGAAGATACATTGTACATACTAGACGGCGAAGAACTTTGCATTGAATGTGTAAAGAAAAATTTAGAAAAGAAAGGAATTGATTTTGAATGACTAACGCAGAAAGAATCAGAAACATGACGGATGATGAGTTGGCAGTTTTTCTTACAAAATTCAAAAATACATTTGGCGAAGAATATGAGGGAGAAAAAAGTTGCCTAGATTGGTTGAAAGAAAGCGAGAAATCACAATGAACAAAAATATTCCAAAAGAAAGATTGTGTTGTAAATATTGTTGGTATTGTATGTGTACAGAAGATACAATAGGTGGTGCTTATTGTTGCGCCGATATTCATGATTACATACGAGATGTAGAAAATTCGGAAATTTGCCCCGATTTTGACTATGATGATACATTTAAAAGAACGTAAGGAGGTATTATAAAATGAGCGAAATATGTGGAAACTGTAAATACCATCAATACGAGAAAGAAAGTAAAGGATGGGTATGTTGCAATGGCGAGAGTAAGTATTGCGCCGATTGGACGGAATACAATGATACTTGCGAGGATTTTGAAGAAAGGAGAGGTAGTGATTATGAAAAATGAGTGGACTAAGAAGATGGAAAATGTAAAGCCTTGTCCATTTTGTGGAAGTATAAGCATATCCGCAAAACACAAAGATTGCGGGATATATTTGTATAATAGCTTTAATAAGATTCTTAAAATGAAAGTATACTGCTATTGCAATAAGTGCCACGCAAGAAGCAAACCTATCTCTTATTTGGGTAGACAATACGGAGATGCAGAAAAATATGAAATCGGTATATATGATGACAGAATGAAAGAAAAAGCACTTGAAAAATGGAATGAAAGGAGTTAGCAGATAAACGATAGATATTTATTCAAGGCAAAGATGATTGATAATGGGGAGTGGAAAATTGGGTTTCTCACATTTCATAAAACAGGCAAAGCATTTATTAAACCTATTTTTGGTGATGCAAGAAGTTCGGAAGAAGTAGATCCATCTACAATCTGCCAATGCACAGGCTTGAAAGACAAGAATGGCAAGTTGATTTGGGAGAATGATATTTTAAAATACGAATGGGATAGAACGATAATTGATTTCATTAAGTATCAAGCTCCTATTTTCACCTACTCTAAGACAATGCGCTGGAGTTTGCAACAGGATGAAGTTATTGGCAACATTTTTGACAATCCAGAATTGTTAGAAGGAGGAGAATAATATGGAAATAGAATTAGATGAAGTAATACAAGAATATAAAGATGAAGCAGAAGAACAAAGAAGAGTTGCAAAATCCCTTAATTGCATCGAACTTGATTTTTATGCTGAAAAAAACGAGCAAATTGCGGAATGGTTGGAAGAACTGAAAGCATTCAGAGAAAACAAATGGACTTTAATCTGGCAAGCAAGAGGTTACAACAAGGCTATTGATGATTTTGCAGGGAAGTTGAAAACTGAATACAAAAACGCAGTTGCGGAGCAGTTGAAACTAAAACATATTGAAAAAGAAAGCGAGGAATGATTATGACATTGAATGATTTAGAAGACGGAATGGTTGTTGTTTTGAGAAATGGAGATCCATACATTGTTTTGAAAAATGTTTTTTATTATGGAGATATTCTTGCAGGGTACAAAAATATTTTGGAATTTTATAATACACAAATATCTTTAACCCGTTATAATGCGGATATGACATTTAAGAATAAAAACATGGATCTTTTTGACATAATGGAAATATACGAAAAACCAGAGGATATTTTTCATGCATTTTTTAAGAAAGGTAAACTCATTTGGGAACGTAAAAAACACAAAGAAGTGACAATGCAGGAGATTGAAGAAAAATTCGGGTGCAAAGTAAAAATTGTAGGAGGTGAAGATGAACACAACGATGGTTGGATTCCATGTAGTGAAAGGTTGCCCGAAAATGATGATGATGTTCTTTGTTGGTACGAATATAGAATAATGCAAGGCACTCATGAGGGAGAAATGAATCAGAAATTCGAAATCGGATATTATAACAAATATTTTAAAAGATGGGGTGGCGAAGTTTCTTCTGGACGTGATTGCAAAGTTATCGCATGGAGACCATTACCTGAACCGTACAAGGAGGACGAGGAAGAATGAGCAGATTGATTGATAATGCAGAGAGAATAAACCATTTGCCAATTTCAGAAAAACCAAATAACCGAACAGATAAGTTATTAGAAATGTTGGTTTATAATACATCAATAATAATTGATGAATTAAGAAAAATTAAGGAGAGTGAAGAAGAATGAGACTAATTGACGCAGACAAATTAAAATCCAAAATCCAAAAATCAAATTGCAATATCGAACATCTTTGGAAAAAGGTTGTATTGGATGTAATTGACAATTGCAAGACAGCCTATGATGTGGATGAGGTTGTGGAACAGTTGGAAATATACAGTAATAAGGATGAAGCGGAACAACTTGGAACAATTCCAGTAGTTGAGCTTGAAGATGCATTTAAAATCGTGAAAGGCGGTGGAATTTATGAATGATAGATTGACAGGGAAAATACGGAATGTTGATGGTAGTGCTAGTTCTATCAAACCTATTGCAGATGATAAAGGATTTCCTAATAAGTTTGGTTCTGATGTTCTTACAAAATTAGCAGATTACGAAGATTTAGAAGAGCAAGGCAGGCTTTTGAAACTGCCTTGCAAGGTGGGAAATACTGTTTGGGTAATTGCAACACCACTTTCTGTATCTGAGGTTGTTGCTGTTGAGAAAGGCAAAGATTCTGAATACAAAATATATAAGTGCTATGTTGATTCCGTTTTAATACCTGCTAAAGGAGAAATAAAAATGTTTAGAATCATATGCGAAAAAACAAACAACATTGTTAGCGGTTTTATTACCGATCTTTCTTTTGGAAAAGGCATATTCTTAACAAAAGGAGAAGCGGAGGCGAAACTAAAAGAATTGAAAGGAGAATAAAATGGGCGATTTAATTATAATCTTGTGTACGTGGCTTATGATTTTAATTTTGAACTTTGAAATTAGAAAGGTAAAAAACGAAGTCATTGTCTTGAAAAAAGCAGTTGTTCTTTTACTAGACATTGAAAAAGACAATGTAAAGAAAATATTAGGAGGTAAGTAAAGTGGCAAGGAACAAAAGAGCGGCTATCCGCAGAGAACAAAAAGAGCATGACAAAAACAAATTGTCGATGAATGAAAAGCAATGGTTTATCAAGCAGACCGAAAGTGGAATCGGCAAAAATGCTTTTGAAAAACTCATGCAAAGGTACTATAAGTATGGACACGACAGAGGAATGGAGTTGGCAGCAGGGATAATTTTTCTTGCGTTGCATGAACATTTTGGATTTGGAACAAAGAGGATTCAAACACTTATGAAGTGTATCTCTGACGAATCCATAAAAATGGATGAAGAGCCGACAAAATTCAATGTTGATTGGTACATCCAACAATTAAATGATGTGCTGGATATCCAGTTCCAGCAAAAAGGCAACGTAAATCCACTAGAATAACAAGGAAAGGAAGATTGAAATGAATAATGCAATTATTTTACTTGTAGCAATCCTATTTGTAATTCTTTTTCGTTTGTATTTTGACATCAAAGAACGTGTAGAGAGATATAAACATTATGTTGACACATTATATGATGCCTTTTATCGAACTACACAAATCAACGACAATATAAATCATCGCACACAGAATATGATAAGTGAACTTATTTCTGCTGTGCACGACAAAAAGGAGGAAAAGAAGAATGATTAAAATTGAACACGTAGTTCTGGCTAGTCCAGAGCAAATGCAATTCATCATCGAGGGTATGAGAAATCCAATGAACAGTTGGGATAAAAGTGACAGTGTTAATTGCAATCTTGGTTGCTATGGTTGCAACTATGAGGGAACTTATAAATGTGAAAATGCAGAATGGAGTTCTAGTGATAGTTTCGGAATTGGAAAAAACGACAAGTCTCTTATGCAGAGATTATCCCAAACTGGAACAGATCATCGAAAATTCATGAGAATGATGCCGGTATATGTTAGAATTACCGCACCTTTATATTGGTGGAAAGAATTTGATACTTACAAAATTGGTACAGTTGCAAACTCTTGTAGTACTATGCATAAAATTCAGGCAAAAGAGTTTACGCTGGATGATTTCTCTCATGAGCACATGGATATTGCTTCTGAAGCATGCCTTGAAACAACTATTGTGTATTTGAATCTTTTCAGACAGAGCTTTTTAGAGAATCGCGATAAGGACGTTTGGTGGCAGATGATTCAGCTTCTTCCAAGCAGCTATAACCAGACTCGTAATGTTATGATGAATTATGAGGTACTGGCAAATATGTATCACAGTAGAAAGAACCATAAACTTGATGAATGGCGAGAGTTTTGCAAATGGATTGAAACGTTGCCATATTCATACTTAATAACTGGAAAGGAGTAATGACAGAATCCTTGGTAGACCAAGGTTGACCGCCTAAAGGTGCAAAAAAGGCGAGAATAAAGCAGATTTTAAATTGCGTGAAAACAAATAAGTAGCATTGGAAGCCGTAAATCTGCTATCCACGGAACAAGCAATTCTTGTCGAGTGGTTGTCATGAAACACGTTGTATTATTTAGCGGCGGTGCCGCTAGCAGTTATGTAGCATATTTACTTACTCAGGATGAAAGCATTGATAAAAAGGATATTGTTCTTCTTCATACTCCAACATTAAGCGAGTGTGCAGATTCTGAAAAATTCAGATTGAAAGTTGCAAGGTATCTGAAATTGCCAATGACTGTATGGGGCAGGGGCGAAGATATTTGGGATTGCATAGACAGAAATAGTGCGATCCCCGGACAGTTTATGCCATTCTGCACCCAACAGTTAAAGCAACAGATGAAAGAACAATATTACAAATACCTTAAAAGCATTGGAGAAGATTGGATTGAATACGTTGGATATGGTCCGGATGAGTGGCGACGTGTCCAAAAGTCAATCGCTAGAAATGAAAAATTAGGAAGAAAAGTCAAATTTCCATTGTTTGAAAAGCAAATATCGTCGGATGAATGTAAAAGAATCATTCAAGACGAATGGAAAATTGAGTTACCGAGTGCTTATAAATCATTAAAGCACAACAATTGCATACCATGCTTTAAGGGCGGTAAAGGCTATTTCTACGATGTTTGGAAAAACTACCCGGAAGAATACCACCGCGCAATGCAGAAAGAAAAAGAAGTCGGCTACACAGTGTTCAAAGACGTTTCTTTGGAACAACTGGAGCAAAAATTTATCAGCGACAAGGAATGGGAAGATGCACAGATGTCTCTCGAAGACTTTATTCCTTGTGAGTGCTGGACATAAAGGAGAATGGCTTATGAAATTTTCAGATTTCACAAAGCCAGAACTTGAAAAAATTATTTTAAATGCAAACTTTACCGATGATGAAGAACGGATATTTAACTTGCTTTCAAGAGGTTTTAGTGTTTTAGAAGTATCACAAAAATCTGGAATGAGTGAAAGTAGTGTATATCGAAGAATCAGAATCATAAAAGTAAAAGTTGAGAAAGTGAGGTTCCTATGAAAGAAAAGGTTGATATCAAAGACAAATTGTTACTTACAATAACAGAAGCCGCCGAATACACCAATATTGGAGAACACAAGTTGCGTGATATGGTGGAAGAAAAAGATTGTAACTACATATTGAGAAAAGGTTCTCATACGTTAATTAAACGAGTTCCTTTTGAAAAGTACCTTTTATCAAAAGAAGTTATTTGATAACTTGCGAAAGAACATTGTGTGTGATAATATTGTTAATACGCAATGTTCTTTCTTTTTCAATCGAAAGGAGACTAGTCATGAAAAAAAGAAAGGACAACAAAGGAAGAGTATTGCAAGACGGAGAATGCCAAAGGAAAGACGGCACCTATATGTTTCAATACAAAAATTTATCTGGAAACAGAAAATGCTTTTATGCAAAAACACTAGATGAATTGCGTAAAAAGGAAAAGAGCGTCAGGAAAAACGAAGTGTTTGGAATCATAGATGATAACTCTACATTGAATCAGATTTTTGACGAATCTTTTCAAGGCAGGAGAAACATATCGGAAAGTACCAAGAATAACTATTTGAACTTATGGAACTATAGAGTTCGAAATGGAATAGGCGGAATTGAAGCAAGAAAAGTGACAAGATCTCATGTCATTAAATTTTACAATGAACTGTCTGACAAAGGATTGTCGTATTCTACCATCAAAGCATACAACATTATGCTTTCCCTTGTATTGGATGAAGCAATGAAAAATGACGTAATATTAAAAAATCCATGCAAGGACTGCTTAAAGTTGTATGCAAACAACAAAAAGACAAGAGAAGCGATGACTTTGGATCAGCAGATGGCATTTCTTGATTTTATTTTGGACAGTAAGGTTTATTCAAAGCATTACCCTCTACTCTTTCTTATGATTACAACGGCGGTGCGCTGCGGAGAAGCAATAGGTTTGACCTGGAATGATATCGACTTTAAGAGAAGAGAAATCAATATCGATCATCAACTGCTTTACAAAAAGCATAATGGCAAGTATCAGTTTTACATTGAAACTCCAAAAACGGAATCCGGAAAGAGAAAAATTCCAATGACGCGGGAGTTATGCAAAGTAATGATGGATTTTAGAGAGAAACAATTTTCTTCTGGAATCAGATCTGATACAATAGACGGATATTCCAATTTTGTTTTTATAACTAAAAGAGGAAATCCAATTATGCCATCTGCAATAAATAATACATTGCTAAATATTGTAAACGCATATAATAAAGATGTAAAAGAAGATGATGTTTTTCTGCCGCACATATCTGCGCACATTTTAAGGCATACCGGATGTACACGGATGGCTGAAAAAGGAATTGATGTAAAGGTTCTACAAAAGATTATGGGGCATTCAGATATTTCCGTAACAATGAATATTTATACTCATGTTACATCAGATCGTTTGCATGAAGAGATAAAGAAACTCGAAATTGCGGAGATTGCCAGATGATGTATTTACATCAAATTTACATCAAAACAGTGTAATTTTAAGTAAATTTATACCACTTTTTATAAAGTTTTTATAAATTTCGATGTTTTGAATGTGCTGGAAGCACGCTTTATGTAAGGCTTTGACGGTTTTTACAAAGTTTTTATAAAAAAATTAGCACTCACCTCTTGACAGTGCTAATTTGATTGTGAACCTTAGTGTTTTCGGTACTTTCATAAATTAAATTTCGATATTTACATCAAATTTACATCAAATTGAAAAAGTTTGAACATTGCGTATTGACATAAATATGACAGTTTTTGGAAAGTTTGTTGACGGTTTTACCGTCTTTTTTTATGCAAAAATATAATTACAAGGAGGGATGCTTATGTTATCCGACAAAACCTTAGAGAAAATTTTTGCACGCGAAGAACTGCAAAGACTTGACATGGCAACGCAGGCATCGGTTGTAAAAGCAATCGAGGAAATTTTGGAGGAGGAAAAACAAAATGCAGATGAACTACAATCCGTATCAGCAACAGCAACAGCCGATGAATTATAACCCGGTTTTTACCAATTATCCGCAGATGACACAGAACATTCCGCAGAGAATCCAGCAGGAACCACAAATAATGGGGAAAATTGTACAAAATGCGGAAATGATAACTGCGAATGATGTTCCTTTGAATGGATCAGTAGCATTTTTCCCAAAACAAGATTTATCCGAGATTTATGCTAAAAGTTGGACTGCCGATGGTGTGATTCGTACAATGACATTTAAACCGATTCAGAACGAAGAGGTTGGCAATTTATCGACTGAAAGCACGGAAAGCCAAATAGGGGCAATTTTGAACGTTACAGACGGTTTAGAAAAGACATTGAATGAGATTGTAAGCAAAATTGACAATTTGGAAAAAAACCTGGCTAAGCCGGCAACGAAAACAAGAAGTTCTTCTGCTAAAAAGGAGGATGAATAATGAATCCTATGCAATTGATGTTAAATAAAATGATAAATTCTCCACAAGTGCAACAAAATCCAATGGCTAAAAATGCCGTAAATATGTTGCAAAACGGAGATTCAAAAGGGTTAAAAAAAATGGCAGAAAATCTTTGCCATGAAAAAGGAATTACTACAGACGAAGCAAAACAAACAATAATGAGTATGTTTAAACAAAATTAGTACATTTTGGGGTGCGCACACAATAACCGGTTTCCCATTTGTAAATAAACACAAATGGAGGTACACAAAATGTTCAATTCAGCAAACGTTCCAAGTCTTGCCGATATTGCGGCAGTTACTGGAAACAACAAAAACGATGGAATGTGGGGCGGCGACGGCTGGTGGGCGATTATCATCTTTGCGATCATCTTTGGATGGAATGGTTTTGGCAACAACGGCTGGGGCGGCAACGGCGGATCTGCCGGTGCTACTGCGGCGGCTTACACAGATTCCGCAATCCAGAGAGGATTTGACACACAGTCTATCCTTGGAAAATTGGATGGAATCACGAACGGCATTTGCGATGGTATCTATGCTGTAAACAATTCCATGCTTACAGGATTCAATGGAATCAACACAAACGTCATGCAGACTGGATTTGGAATCCAGCAGGCAATCAATGCAGACACTGTAGCAAATATGCAGAACACAAACGCATTGCAGTCACAGTTGGCTAATTGTTGCTGTGAGACACGCGAAGCAATTCAGGGTGTAAATTATAACATGGCACAAAACACTTGTGCTTTGCAAAACACCATGAACACCAATACGAGAGATATCATTGACAGTCAGAATGCTGGCACTCGTGCTATCTTAGATTATCTCTGCAACGAAAAGATTTCTTCATTGCAGGCAGAAAACAACGATCTCCGTAGAGCGGCATCACAGGATAGACAGTCCGCATTGCTTACTACAGAGATTGCTTCACAGACACAGCAGATCATCAACGCAGTACGCCCAACTCCGGTACCTGCTTATCCGGCATCTAACATTTATGGTTATGCAAATTGCGGATGCAATTCTGGATGTGGCTGCTAATCACAACAAAATAAGTCTATCTTAGTCCAAGATTAGTCCAAGATTAGTCTAAGAGGACTATGTCTGCAATAGCAGTTTTATCGAAGTTACTAGGGCAGACCAAATGGTTTGCCCTTATTTTTTATGATTTGGAGGTATAATATTATGGCAGAATACACAGCAATAGCATTACAGAGTGTTGCACAAGGCGAAGACGTAGCATTTACAGAGACGGCGACAAACGGTTCAAACTGTATCGTACACAGAAACGGATCTGGTATTGTCAAACTCCGTGGAATTACAAACCAGTGCAGAGCAAGATTCCTTGCTAATTTTTCTGGAAACATTCAGATCCCTACCGGTGGAACAGTTGGAGCAATTTCCATTGCTTTGGCAGTTGATGGAGAGCCTTTGCAGGCTACAAAGATGATTGTTACTCCTGCGGCGGTTGGAAATCTCTGGAATGTTTCAGCGCAGGTTTATATCGACGTACCAAAAGGTTGTTGCAGTACCGTAGCGGTACAGAACACTTCCGGACAGACAATTGAAGTTCAGAATAGCAATCTTACAGTTGTTAGAGTTGCGTAGGAGGTGGACAATATGGATATCAAAAGAATGCACTGCATGATTGAAAAAATTTCAAAATGTGCTGATGAGCAGTTGGAACATGGTGTTGAAATGGCTGACACAGAGGAAATGGGAAAAGTCATAGACATGATGAAAGACTTATCAGAAGCCATGTACTACAGAACGTTGACAAAAGCAATGGATGAATCAGATCCAGAAGAAGTTTTGGAAATGTTCGAACGTTACGGAGACGGCGGCAGAAGACACTATGACCATTATCGCTATGCAAACGGCAGATTTGCCCCAAAAGGTTCCGGTACATATCGAAGAGGATATGACGAACCGCCATATTACCACATGACACCGGAAAAGTACCATGAAATGGAAGATATGCGTGACATGGACAGAGATAAGCATGGCAGAATGTACTACACAGAACCGTCTGGTAATATGCACATGAACGAAAGCAATTACGACCGAACAAAACGCAATTACACAGAAACAAAAGAATTGCATAAGTCAAATACTCCGGAAGACAAAGAGCATAACATGAAATCTCTGGAAACATACATGACAGAACTTGCAAGAGATGTTTCCGGGATGGTAAATAATATGTCACAAGAGGAAAAAGCACTCACAAAGACAAAACTTACGGCTCTTGTAAATAAGATTCAGTAAACTATCGGCTGGGGATAGAAATGTCTCCAGCCTTTTTAGGAGGGATATTATGTTTATTATAAACGGCATTTTATGGAATTTGATTTTTGTAAATCCAAACGATGAAAGATTGATTCGCTCTGACGGCTTATATTCGCTCGCAGTTACCGATTGGAATGAAAAAGGTATATTTGTATCAAAAAATCCTAAAGGCTCTTATTTGCGTAAAATAATCGCTCACGAACTATGCCACGCATTCTGCTTTTCATTTGGTGTACATATGCCAATGGAGCAGGAAGAGTATTTGGCTGACTGGATCAGTATTTATGGCACAGATTTGATTTATCTGCTTGATGATATCATGGTTAGCATGAAGAAAGGGAAATGACTTTGAAAGAACTAAATTTTATTTTGGAATACATAAAAAGGACGAATCCAGAGATTACAGAGGAAAAATTACGGAAAATTCTCAAAAATTCAAATAAGTATCTTGTTTCTGCGCTTGCAATAATTTCTAAAAAGTGATAAAATTTTACAAAATATTTAGAAAAGGGATGATTCTATGGAATTGAAAAAGGGCAAAAACAAAATTACAATCAAAGAATACCAAGAAATCAGGTATATCTTTGATATTGGAGAGGAAAACGTAAACCATAAAGAAACGTTAAACATACTTGACAAAATGCTAAACGGAGAAAAAATCGAGGAAAAACTAGTGGTTTCCAAATTTCGAGACAAATATTGTGTCTTCCGCGGAAGCAAAACATTTATAGCCATAAACGACCTTTTAGACTATGGCTTAAAACGAATACCAATTTTTGACAAAGACAAAATTTTGGGCTATGAAATTACCATTATGGTTGAATATAATTGATTTCTGGTGGACAAAATTATGAAAATATGGTAAAATTGTGTAAAAATATTATATGGGAGGATTTCATTATGGCAATGATTAAATGTCCAGAATGTGGCAAGGAAATCAGCGATAAAGCCGAAAAATGTATGAACTGTGGAGTAGAACTCACAGATGAATTAAAATTTGCAGGCTATAAGTTGATGCAAGCGAAGAAAGAGGATCACCAATACGGACTTGTGGCAATTCTTTTTGCATTGTTAATTCCAATAGTTGGATTAGTGCTTGGTATTGTTGGAGTAGTAAAGAAAGAGCGGTTTTCTGTTTACGCAATATTCATGTCCGTTCTTGCCTTTATTCTCTACTGGTACATATACTTGCAATGGTTTTTCGGTTAAAAGGAGTGGTTTTATCATGAAGAAAATTTTAAGTGCTTTAATTATCATTTGTTTACTGCTTTGTTCGTGTTCAAATTCGGAAGAAAGCAGTGTAGGAAACAAGCAAGACATTGACAATGAATCAGTTTTATCGAATTACGACAATTTGGAAAAACTTGATTCAGATTATCTTTTTGACAGTGCAGACGATTACAAAGGAAAAAATGTAATGTCGATTGCTACGGTAGGAGACATTTCCGGAAATGATGTTAAGTTGAAAACTCCAAACAACATGGATTCGTTAGTTTTTAGTTTTGATTTAAAATGTAACAATGAAGATGTTTTAGATTCACTTGAAACCGAGAAAGAAGTTTGCTTTGTTGGAAAAGTAGAAGAAAAGAATGTTTTGGGCGGCTGTGTCGTTGTTTCTAACGCAGAAATAGTTGCTTCTGGCAGTAACGTTGAAAAATATCGTTCAGATTTAAAATCGAATGATAAAAAAGAAAAAACCAAAAAGCAGAAAACAAAAAAGAAGAAAAGCTCAAAGAAATCCTATATGGAATCGTGCAAAACATATTCATATAACAAAATCAAGAGAAATCCAGATAAATTTAAAGGCAAGAAAACAAAATTGTCTGGAAAAGTCATACAAGTTGATGAGGGTTGGTTTGATTCTGTTACTATAAGAGTAGAAGATTCCAATGGGGATGATTGGTATGTTTCTTATTCATATTCTGACGGCGAAAGCAAAATACTTGAAAACGACAAAGTAACTATTTACGGAGAATGTGATGGAACGGAACAATACACAACGATTGCTGGAGATACGAGAAGAGCCCCCGCAATAGACGCAAAATATGTGAAATAAAAACCTTTAAAATAAGGGCGAATCATCGATTCGTTCTTATTTTTTTGATTTTTTTTAAAAAGTGCTTGACAAAATGTAGCCACAATGTTACATTGGTATTGTACTAAGTAGCCACAAACTGAAAGGAGAGTGATTGTATTGTCGCCTAAAATGGGTCAAAAAATCAAAGACAATCCAAAAGACACAACAGTAAGGGCAAGAATGGACAAAGAAACTCTTGCTAAATTAGATTGTCTGGTTGCTGAACAAAATTCCGATAGATCAAAGGTAATTCGACGAGGAATAGAAATTCAGTATGAAGAAAGAAACAAATAAAAAAGAGTAATCGCCATACTTGGACGGTAGACACGATTACTCTTAACACCAATCCGAAAGGAATTGATACTTCTATTCTATCAGTTTCTTTCGGAAAGTCAAGAATTTTTTTAGAAAGGAATGATAGTGTATGACAAAGAAAGACAGAATGGAACTGGAAACACTTAGAAACGGAAGAAAGAATCAGTTGAGAGGGATTATATCTCAATTGTCATCTGAAACAGAGAATGAAAGCATTTTGCGTGCCATTGCTATTACGTTGGCTACAACGCAGAACAAGGCATTGAAAGATGAAAGAGACGTTTATTCGATTATTGAGAAAGGCGGTATAGCATTATGAATGGAATGGTTACTATAGAATCTACAGAAATGCAGATAAGAGAGTATAACGGGCAACGTGTAGTTACATTCAAGGATATTGATAGGGTACACAAGAGACCCGCAAAAACAACACAAAAGGCTTTTTCCAGAAACAAAAAACATTTTATTGAGGGTGTTGATTATTTTGTTTTAAAAAGCAATGGAGAATTAAAGGTGCACGAAATGCACCTTTGCAATATTTCGGTACCTGCAAGGGGAATTACAGTCTTAACAGAAAGCGGATATTTAATGATTGCAAAGGTTTTTACAGATGATTTGTCTTGGGATGTACAAAGGCAGTTGGTAAATTCTTATTTTCACGGAAAAGAAGATAAGAACCCATTGGCACAGATTCCAGACATACACAGTTACGCAAAGCCAGTTTTTCATACAAGCAGTACAAAAGTGCCGAGGAATGCTAGTTGGTACGAAAGAAACCGACGCAGGATGAATTACTTGGCACAACGTAGCCAAAGGCAGACAAAAGACGTTTACCATCACATACTGAAACGGCTCGGAGAAGAATTTGACTTGGATGCCGCTAAAGAAATATATACAAGAGAAAAAGGCTATCCACCAAAGTATGCAATGGATGTCGTGAGTTATTTTCCAGAACTTGCTGAACTTGCCGAAATTCATCTTGGCATCATGGAAAAGACAACGGAGAAGTCGATAAGAGATGCAAGGAGAGCAAGAGAATCAAGGGAAGAAATGGAAAACCAGTAAAATTTAAGGCAGGATCCTAAAATGGATTCTGCCTTTTCCAATTTTGTGAATACGAATTTCGTACGCGCAAAAAAATTTTGCAAAGAAAAAATAACCCCCCTAGGGTATAAACAATCTGAAATTTCAGAACGAGAAAATTTCACATTTCCGATATCTCGATTTTTTAGTCAGTTTTTCAGAAAATTCCATTTTTGAAATTCAATCGTCCAATTCCGGCATGATCTGGCGCGCACGAACTTCTATCATGTGCCGCGTCTCCAAGTCCAGCGACTGGAACGTCGGGACCATCCCAAAAGATAGCACCATAACAAGCGCGGCAAATGCGTTTGCGTCTATCTCCAGCCTTTGCCTATTGTATGCGGTTATTCCAATTTCTTCGGCGGTTTTATAGCCGCCAAGCCAGTATTTTTCATTGGTTATATACTGCCAAAGGTGGCGAAGTTCATGCGCTACGGCAAAATAATAGTCTTGCTCTGTCTCCATCCGGTCGCATAAATACAATGTCGGCACGTTCTTTTTAATCTCCAACACTGCCATCCTTGTATTATTTTCGAATACGCGAAAATCGTCCGAAATATTTGGAATTGGAATTTCCAGAACAGCACAAACCTCGCCTATAAACTCTTTCAAGTCGTCATTTATCATTTTATACCTACTTTCGGCACTTATAGGCACGATCAGCGATGCCAAACGTGCCTATATAATTAGTTTTTATTTATTTGTGGAGCAATTCCAATTTGGGGGTTCCAGATTTATCTGTATAGGTTACATCATAGATATTTCCGTCCATGTCGATTGCGTAACTATCGGCATCGCTTGTATAATCCAGATAATGAAATACAGTCAAATTTTTACCGTTATATTCATACCCATTACACGTGATAAAGTCGTGCAGAATGTCATTTTCCATGAGGTCTTTTGCGTCCTCATTACTGTACCCCCTTTCTTCATACAACATATATAATAGTTCTAGTTCTCTTTCTTCCGTTATTTCTTTGTTTAATCTTTCCATAATAATCGTCCTTTCTTTAATCGCATAGGCGCGGTCGGCAAAGCCAATCACGCCTTATAATCCTACAATATTATTTTATTCTTCTACTTCCTCAATTATATAAGGGTTTTCCATCCCTCCCGCTTCGAAATCAAGATATTCTTCCAAGTCAAATAAACTTTTTATCTTATTCCACTCTTCCCAATATTCCGGAAGTTCTTCTTTGTCCGGTTCAAAATAGGCTTTCAATTCATCAAAAGTGTATTCTTCTAACTCGCCATATACGCACCTTGCTCTTTTGTCAATAATATTATATTTCATAACTATCATCCTTTCTTTTACTCGTTGCAAATTTTGCAACGTAATTTTAACCCCCCCTGGGGTAGTTTTCTTGCCAGATTTCAAACCGAAAAAAGTTCACAATTCAGAAAATCGCGGTTTTTGTTCGGTTTTTAAAAATGCTACTGCCCGGCTTATTCTTCCTCTGGGAAAAAATAAGCATCACATAAGGTTTTTATCTCTTCTTTAGTGGTATACAATTCAATCGGAACGCCTCCGCACTTGGCATTATATAATGCTTCTTCAATTTGTTCTTCTGTATACATAAAAAATCACTCCTTTCAATAATCATACCACATTTGGCAGACTTTTACAAGCCAAAAGGGCGGATTTGTCGCCCGTTGGCTTATTTTCTGACTTTGGAAATTTCATTTGCAATTATTTCTTGTTCAATGAAATTTCGCAAAACGCCCTCGCTCAAATTTTCAATATAATATTTTGCCAATTCCTGCGTGTCAAAATCTTTTAACGCGTTTCCGATTTCGGCGTATATATGCGGTCCTTTGTCTCGGTTCTTAATAGCGGAATCAATTGGATTTTTTGGCTCTTCTTCCTCTACCTCTTTGACTGCTACAAGTCTATCTACCCGCATTGTCCGGGTGTGCTCGGTTCCCGTCTCGTCTGAGACAATGACGCACTTAACGCTCTTACCGCTCTTGGTTGTCTCAACTTTTTTTATTGTTTCGGTGAAGCCGAAATTCCAAACGGTCACCATTCCAGGCTTGAGATCTCCCGCCGTAATCGCTTTTTGTGGGGAGTGGATCCCCTGCAATTTTATACTTGCCATAATAATCGCCCTCCATTCTATTTGTTTGGCTTGTCTCATCAGTGGCAAGGTTGCCAGCCTACACCAGACCGCCCGCGCTGGGCGGTTTCGACTTTTACGCCTCAATAAAAATAGTCGGCTCGGCTTCGATTGTTTCGCCGGCTCCGCAATCAAGAATGCGGCGGCGCAATGTTTTTTTATACTTTTCGTTGTCAGGCTGCAAAACAAAAGTAACAGTTTTTGCCGTTCTTTTTACGATTTCAACAACGATAAAAGCGCCGTTGTTCAGTTCTTTTGTATATCTTTTTCCAATTTCAAATTTATTCATATTATTGACCTTTCTAGCCTATCTCATCAGCGCCGGGAGGCTATCCCGCGGCGGACGCTCCGAAGAGCGTTTCGAAATTATTTTTCAACCGGAATAACGACGATTCCGGAATTATTCATTTTTTTGACTTCTTCGGCGGTCAATTCCTCAGTTCCAATTTTGAAGCCGCCAACATAAATTTTGTACATTTTCATTTTCAAGATCTCCTTTCCTTTGATCTATAACCATTGTATCACTTTTGAAAGTGACTGTCAATAGTTTTTATCACTTTTTTTGATAACTTTTTTCTTGACTTTTTTCGCAAAAAAATATATACTAATAAAAGAAAGGAGGGCGGCGATATGCTCAAATATAGATTTGATGTTTGGGACGCGCTGGATCGCGTCGGCTTTAACATATACAAAGCAAAGAAAACCGGACTTCTCAGTCAGGACGCAATGAAGAAGTTAAAAAATGACGATACGTCAATAAGCCTAAAGGCTTTAAATAATTTATGCTTGATATTGGATATGAAGCCAAAGGACATCTTGACATATGAAGAAAGCGCGGAAGATCGAGAAGCCAAAAAAAAG